CCATTTATCGCGCGTAAAGCGCGACCTGCCGCATGCGGCCGAAGGAGATATCATGAGCGTCGAACGGAAATCGCTTTGCGGGCAGTTCGCGATTCCAAAAGGGGGCACCACCAATTTTATGCCCTGTATGATCGCCGGTGCCATTCTCATCATGGCCGTGGCGTTTCTGACTGGATGCAGCGCCCGGCCGCAGGTTGCCACCACGATCCCCCAGGCAATGGCGTCCATACAGGACAGCCTGGCGCGTTCGGGGGCGGTGTCTGTCTCCCATGCAGCATCCTGGACGCCCGAGCAGGCAACCAGATTTGAGCAGGATGTGCAGGCCGTCCAGTGCTCGCAACAGCGGTCTGATCCCGTGGTGGGGGTTTTGGCTGGCACAGTGACCGGCACCCTGTCTGTGCAGTTCACACAGGGCGCACAGGCAACGGTCGGCGCGCTGACAACGGCACCCACCATCGGGGCAGAACTGAGCGGGAGCCGGACCCGCGGACAATCCCTGACGGTGCCCCTGTCGTATGCACCGCTGTCCTCCCTGCCTGACGTCGAGATGTCACGGCAAATTGGCTACGAGACGGAGTTGCTCGCCCAAAATGATGACGCGCGGCACCAGGAAGCCGCTCGGCTGATTCAGGACCGGGAAGCGTTGCGAACGCATGTAGTAGATCTGATTGAACACTGGCATGCAGACCAGTGCATCCAGCATGGGACACTTATGCCATTGGTAGGAGAAAGAATATATCCTCGCTAAATCCCCTTTTTCTAATTTTATGACAAAATGCAACAAACGCATAAAAATTTCTTGCGTTCTCAAGGAAAATGCCATCCCATTCATTCGGGACTGAGAATGTTCAGTCCCGCACAACTGCCTAGAAAGGTGGCATTATGAACCAGTTTCGTATGGTTCCCGGCCAATCTTATGCATTTGCAGATCTTCCCATAGAGGGTGCTTTTGCAAAAGCATTTGCGGCAATGGTAACCAATGAAGGATGGGAAATCGGTGGAAATCCTATCCATTCGAAACTTCCTCCCGTGAAGCCGGGATGTGTCCGTCTTCATGATATCAAGTGGGTCGGAATAGAACCGAATAGAAAACGGTAATATCGGGAAATTCTGGACATCGCTTAGCATCACGTAAATAAAACAAAGTGTTTGCTTTACGTGTAGATCACAGACTCAGCCACGAGCTTCAGTCGTTGAATACCGTGAAATTCGGTCGTCTTGCCCCTCTGATGGAACCTTCTGGAAATCGGTTGCGATCATCGGACTGCCATCTGTCAAGAACACATTATTAAATGTATTGCACTGACAGATACCCTTTTGCACTGCCACTCAGCATATGATGCTGCAGGTATGCCACGATCCCACGACATAAAGTGGGGATGCCCCGTCCAAGATACCTTGGTCGGGGCTTTCTATTACGATTTTGATGAAGTTTTACTTTCAATCACCTGCCTTAACTTCGTCGGTAAGTGAAGCCGCGTCGGCGTGACAGGAATACCGCTCTTATCGAGGATCGTGGTCGCGGTCGGCTTCTGCACCCGATCCACCATGACGGCAGTTTTCCCGCGGCGCACCGCGTTGACGGCCCATCCGACGTTGGCCGCAATGCCATTAATCAGAACGTAGATGATGCCCTCGATACGCGCGCCAGGCGGCGGCGGCTGGATGATGGCGGCCGCAATGGCGCACGCCGCGATCACGGTGCATACGGGGGCCACGTACTGCTGCGGCACCTCGTAGAGCAGGATGGAAAATGCGGCGGTAATGGATGCCAGTGACGATGACGGTTTCATGATGCAGCCTTTCGCGCGGCATTGGATAATTGGAACGCACTGGTGACACGGCGCGCGGTGCGCCCCAGCCAGTCAGTGCCGAATTCGGCGAACCCGGCATCCTGCCGGTAGGCATTGTCCTGTAGCGACCCGAGTGCGCAGATATGCACCAGGTCCAGTGCATCTGCGGCGGCAATGGCCTCCAATGTCACAGGGCCAATAATCCCGTCAGCTCGTACTCCAAGGGTGGCCTGCAGCCGCATGGCAAAAAGCGGTGCAATCAATCTAGTCGGAGTCAGCGATGACCTGACTTCGGCCAGCTGGCGCAGGCTCGTTTCCTCGCCTGCGTTGAATGCCTCATCCACCACCATCAGGTTGATACCGGATGGCAGTTCCGCACCGCCGCACGGGGTCCAGAACAGGTCCGCATAGATCTGGGAAAACATGCTTTCCGTCAGGCCCCGCATGTCCGCCTCGGTTGGCACGCGGTTCAACCAGCCGCGCAGACACGGCGCGGAAATCCCCATGTTGGTGCCGATCAAGATGCCCTGCCCGATCGCACCCCCTGTCCAGTTGCCTGGGTCAGCAGGGTTTTTCTGATAACCGCCCTCTTCGTTCAGCGTGAAGTCAGCACAGAAATCAAAGTCGGTTTCGGGCATCGTTATTCCTAGAATTGTATGGTTTTTCAGAAACCATATTCAGCTAGGCCAGCGTGCCGTCACGACCCGAGGAATAACACATATTCCAACGGGAATGGGTATATTACTGCCATCACGAGGATAATCCGCTTGACGGGATAATCGTTTTCGTATCTGGTTATTTAACCATGACGCATATGGAGATAACCATGATGTATGAACGTTCCACAGCCGCTCCCTCTCCGACACAGACCCCTGTGGAGGTTCTGGAAACATTCTGGCGTCGCAAGAAGATGGAGGCGGAAAATTCCGCATTCCGGACCGGCGTCATCTCTGGAGCAGCGATGGCCGCGGCGCTGGCATGCGGCGTGTGGGCGATCAATATCGCACTGCACTACCTGATCGGGACAATCTGAGGTGGAGAACATGGCCCGTGGTGCGGACACACACTGCGCTCTGTTTGAAATTCTCCACCACGGTTATCTGGGTGGCGACGCTTCTGGAATCGCTACCGTTCGACAGTGGTGCGTATTTCTTTGCGCCGATCGCGAGGAGTTTGTGCGCAACATCGCAAAGGCGGTCGGGATCAGCAAAGGGGCGGCCGTTCGCGCGATTGATGCGCTGGTGGCCGAGGGACTGGTCGAACGTGAGATGAATGCGGCCGATAGGCGTTCGCCATTTATCCGCGTCACCGCCAAAGGGGCACGCGTCATCGCATCCGCGCGCAAGCGCCTGGACGCCATCCTTGGGCGCCAGATGGATAACCGTCGATAATCGTTATTCTCGCGGGTAAACCAAAAATGGAATTTTCCAGCACCAGATTGCGGGGCGATGCGACAAGGCCGCATGCGACCCAGCCGTGGAAACAGACCTATACGGGCATGAAGTTCGATCTGCTCGATCCTCGGCCCGAGCAGGTGCGTCTGATGGATATCGGTGTGCATCTTTCTCGCACATCGCGTTTCAATGGCGCGACGACGGTTGAAAGTTGGAGCGTCGCGCAGCATTCGCTGCTTGTGCGTGACATCCTCCTGCAGCTTTATCCTGATGCGGGGCCGATAGTTCAGATCTATGCCCTGCTGCACGACGCGCATGAGGCCTATACGGGTGACATCACCACTCCGATGAAAATGGCTATCCGCGCAGTCCTGCGCTCGGCCGGCCGGTCCGATGATCCCGTCGAGATCCTCCAGCACCGGATACAGAAGGCAGTCCACAGACATTTCCGCCTGCCGGAAATGGCCAGCGTTTCCATCATGGAACGTGTGCACCGGGCCGACATGTATGCGCTGTCGTGCGAAAAAGAGGCGTTTATGGGTCCGTCACCGGACAGTTGGGGCAATCTGGCCCCGGTCATCCGGGGTGCCGTTCCGGAGCCTCTGGGTGCGGAGGATAGCGCCATCCTGTTCATCAGGGCTGTGCGCGAATGCCTGGAGGCTCTGGGACTGCTCATTTTCTGTGAGGTCGATGACCAGTGTTCCGTCCTGGTGGCGGAAATGGAGGGTGCAAAGTGCGAAAGGGACAATCGTGAACTGGCCTGATCGCATCGACAATTATTGCGCCGTCACCGGGTTCCCGCGGTCGCTGTTCGTGGATGGGACGGGCCGCGTGGTCGGCACGTGGATCATGGGGGCCGATTATCGTGTCTCCAGCGGGTATTATGGGGGATATCCGGCGGGATACCTGAAACGGGTCCGCGCGCTGTTCCCCGATAAACGCAGCACCCTGCACCTGTTCAGTGGATGCGTGGATCTGGCTGCGTTCCCCGGTGATACCGTGGATATCAATCCGGACCGCTCCCCGACGTATGTCGATTGCGCGCAAACCCTGACGAACGTGCCGCTGCACGAATATGACCTCGTGCTGGCGGACCCGCCATATTCGGTTGAGGACTGCGAGCATTACGGCACCACCATGGTCAAGCGGAACCTCGTCATGCGCGCGCTGCAGCGGCTGCCGTCAGGGGCGCATATCGTATGGCTGGACCAGGTGCTCCCAATGTTCCGAAAGGATCATTTCACGGTCGAGGCGACCATTGGGATGTGGAAAAGCACCAACCACCGCTTTCGCGGAATAACAGTATTCCGCCGTCTCTGAACAAGTATCCGTAGGTATGACGGAAATACTCAAATGTATTCGAACGCCATAGCGGATTGGCCGTGTGACGGATGCCCGCGCGCATGCGCCGCATGGCCAATCAGGGCCAGCATGACGGAGAATTTCATGAGTGCAGAAAGGGGAGCCGCCACGTCGTTTTCCCAGCTGGTCGCCCAGGTTGAGGACGGTCAGTTCAATCACGACGCCGGGGATGCCATCCAGGACCTCGTCGCCGCGATGAGTGATGCGGCCATGTCCAAAAATGGCCGCAGCAAGGGAAAAATTGCGATCACGATCGGCTTCGAACTGGAAGGCGGCGTCATCACGACGACGACCGATTTCAAGGTGACGAAGCCGCGCATGGCGCGTGCGAAATCCGTGTTCTGGGCCACGCCCGAGAACCACCTGACCAGGCGCAACCCGCGCCAGCAGGAAATGGAACTGCGTGAAGTTCCGACTTCATCATCACCCATCAGGAACGTATAATGTCTGAAAAAACTCCCGAAAAAATCGCCGCCGTCGATAATTCCGGCGCCGCCGTCGTGCGCGATATCATGCCGGCCGCCATTGGCCCCAAGGGTATGATGGTGGATCGTGGTACTGATGCGAGCGCGGTGGTCCTCTCGGTTCCGGACGGCGTGAAGCTGCATTCGGTCAAGGCGTTTCTGGACGAAAACCGGATTGTGCCCGAACGGCGCAAGGGCACTGCGGTGTTCACCGACGTTCCGTCGTTCTGTGCCCATGCATTACGTTTCCAGGCGGTAAACAGCGTCATTTTCGCGAATGATGACCGCGAAAACCCGTCCATGATGTCCGTCCTCGATTATCATGAGGCCGGCCCTGACGAGCGCACCGGCACGCATAACTGCGAACATCGTGGCCTGTACCGATTCCCCCTGTCTGATGAATGGAAGGCATGGCAGGCGTTTGAAAAGCGCGGTTATGTCAGCATCACCGATTTTGCCGAATTCATCGAAAACCGGCTTCTGGACGTGATGGAGCCGATTTCCTCCACGCCGGTGGATGGCGAAAGCCCGCTGGACGCCGCAATGCGCGAGACCGTGGCCAAGCTGGGCGGGAACCTCGCTGATTCACACAGGCTGCTGGAACTGTCCCGCGGGCTGAAGGTGCACGAGAACAGCCGGGTGGCGCAGGCGGTCAATCTGTCCAGCGGCGAGGGGCAGATGGTTTTCCAGACCGAGCATGCGGATGAGAAGGGCGAGCCGCTCAAGGTTCCGAACCTGTTTCTGATCGCGATCCCAGTATTCGCCAACGACGCGGCGTATCGACTGCTGGTGCGCCTGCGGTACCGCCTGCGCGGAGGTTCGGTGACCTGGGCTGTGGAGCGCTATCGCGCGGATGTCGCGTTTGACGATGCGTTCGCGGGTGTCCTGTTGCAGGCCAGTGGAACGACACAGATGCCCGTGATGCGGGGCAAGCCCGAAATTTCCTGACCTTCCCGCCACCATGCTTCCCCGGGTGACCGGGGAAGCAGCACCGGAATGATGCCATGACGTTTGATTCCTTTCTGATTTTCGTCAAAGAACTGGTTTTCATACGCTCCGCCACGGACATGTCGGCCCGTGCCGATATGGAGGATGCCTGCCGGACCTGCTTTACCCAGCGGATGTCCATCTCCGATACCGCGAACCATCTCATCGAGATGGACCAGGTGGAGGAAGCGGCATGAAAACCGCAAACCTGACGCACGAACGCCTGGATGCCGCCGATAAGGGTAATTCCCGCCGGTTACCGGATGTGCCCGAAAACAATGGCTGGCCTGGTGAGTTGGGAAAGCCGGAAAATCCCCACATTGACGGACGACATTGGGTCGCGGCCATACGCAAGGCCTGCGTGGGTGTGCCCTTCCCGATTACATGGTCGGTTCAGACTGGCTGGGGAGGTTTTGATTATACGGCGGCCGAGTTTGGAGCACGTTACGTCTACCATGGCGCGGTGCTGACTCCATCGCAGGTGCGTGAGTTGGTGCAGGAAGTGCGCCAGTCTGCCTATGCCGCTGGCCGTGCATCACTGGCCCATACGTCAAAGGGAGACGTGGCAGATGCGATGCAATGGAGACGTGTATCTGTCCTGATGCCGGCCGAGGATTGGTTTGAGGACGAGGGCGACGTGCTTTGGCATCGCCCTGACGAATACGGGCAGCTATGCGAGGCGCCTGTCGTCGCACACCCATTATCCAGCGATTGGGATGACGACGACATGGCCCCGTACACGTTGTGGTCGCGGATTCCGAACATCGTGCAGAGGCCGTAGCGCCATGGCCCTGCCCATTCCATTTTGCCAGCATTTCGCGGATCGCCTGTTCGAACGGTACGGTATCGCGCTGCGCGCGGGGGAATACGAGGATCTGTTCATACAGATCCGGGACCGGCGGGGCCTATTCCTCAACCGGCTGGACCGCTCTGGGTCCGAAATATGGCGCATCACGCATACGCGGACCGACATCGAGGTGGATGTCGTTTGGAGCCCCAGAAGCCGAAAGATAGTCACATGCGCGCCGCCGGGCACATGGGTGCAGGTCGGGGGTGTGTGGATCAACCAGGCACTCGGAGATGCCGTGCCCGACGCCCTGACGTCGCGCCTGCGGTTCAACCTGAACCGCAAGAGAAGGAAAAGCCAATATGTGTAGCAGCACAACGGATCGGGTGATGCTGGCCGCCGTCCTGAGCGAAGAAGATATTGCCCGGATCGCCTGCGCCATGTCGCCTGCAGGTGAGTCGGCTTGGTCCGACACGGAGAAAGCATTGTACATGCAGCTGGCCCGCAAGGCGGCTGAGGAAGTGGTCGGGCTTGGTTCTCCTATCCCGCCGTACGCAGACGTGGAGACAGTCGCCTATGCGATCTGCTCCACAGTAAATGGAAAAGCTCTTGCCGCCAGTGAGCGCAAATCTTTTGCCGAAGAACTGGCGCAGAACGTTAAAACACCATGCGCCGTTGTTCCCCTCGTCCGCCGCATCGACATGGAAACGCAGATTGCAGCCTGCCGTGTGGATACCTTTTCCTACCATACAGCCAATGTGCGCGCAGCTGATGCGCTGCCAATGCCGCGCTTTGAAATGATGTTTGAGGAGGGAGACGCGCCCGGCAGTGTTATGCGGGTTCTAGCGTACCTTGGCATCGAAAGTCGCTTGGTCGAGAATGATTGGGAAGATGTCCTCAATGGTGACAGTCTGGACCTCGCTACTGTGGAGGCTCTCCCGGTTCCTGATTTCGTACGCAACAGCCAGTGGAAAATGGTCAGTGCCTGGGACACCGAAGATGGGACAATCATCAGGCAATACGTGCGTCCGCTGGTGAAAGCGGAGGGCGGAAATGGTGTTTGATCGTGCTTCTCCTCAACAGAATTCACGGGTTGTGTTTCCCCATTTGAAATACGGCAGCACGATTGCGGAAACGTCTGTGCGCCTGCGCAAGGCATGGCGCGTCAGCGTTAAAGGCCACGATGGCGAGAACGCCTATTTTGCCCATACTGCCGGGCATGCGCGGATGGACTGTTGGCGTGCAATGGATTGCGATCACGGTCGGATCATCGATATCCGCGTCCGAAGATGGCCCGAGAAAGATCAGAAATTACCGGAGCAGGATCCTATTGCCGACACTCTTTCTACAGAGGAAAGGGGATGTTTGGTGCATGCCTTTGGCCTGAACGAATACGAACCGTGGAAGTCTGGCTACCGCGACTATTTCTTCACGTCCTCCAAAAATGAAACCCTTTTAGGGCTGGTGAAAAAAGGTCTCATGCATCCGGGCAAAGCACCGTGCTGGGAAGATACGAATGTGTATTTCCGCCTGACTGCCTTGGGTAAGCACGTCGCGCTTTCGCTCGTCCCTCTATATGGAGCGAGATAGCATCATGAGCGATGTAACCGAACTGATGCGTGTCGCCATGCGGGCTGATCCTGAAATGACGGAACGGGAGAAGGATGCCGTACGCCGTGCGTTCCGGGCCTTGATCGCAGACGATTACCTCATCGAACACAAATCGCTGGCATGCTGGAACCGAGATGGCGCAGGTTACGAAGAACTGCCAGTTCCACGCCTTCAGCTTCGATGGACAGACAGTGGGACCATCTGTCATTACGAACTGATCCTGCGGCTTCAGAGCGGCGATATCAGACGCGAAGTGGGCGATGAGAAGCGCAGTTGCTTTATGGCCATTCCCATGGGCTGGACAAGATGTTCTTCGCCGGTGGAACACGGGCCTGACGGACAAATCCGGACGCCATATCGGGATGGCTGTCACATCAAATGGGATGCGGCGCAGCTGGGGCTTCCTGCTTATGTAGTCTGGAGAAGAGAGGTCCGGGTTCTTGAAAAGGTCAGCATGTCATGACGCAGCGACCCGTAATAGAAACCGTATTGTCCCCATGCGAAAAAACGCTGGCGTACCTCGCAAAAGGAAACTGGAGCGCGAAGGCCATCATCCAGGCCGTTAAAAACCATGATGGAACAGAGCTGCCGTCTGATGCGGCTGTTGCCTATATCAAGGCCGGTCTGGAATGTTGGCATGGCTGTGGTTTTTATCACGACCGTGCAACGCGCGGTGATGGCCATCTCAAGCATTGCGAAGGCGATGACGAAAGTTGGGCCTGGAACTTTCGTTCCGGCGTCGATTACACGATCTTGCCAAAGCCTGGTGTGGCATTGGCAGACCTCGATGTAGGGATGTCTGATCCCCGGATTATTGAGATCGTCGGTGCTGCCCTCGGCAGGACATCCGTTTATGAAACTCCCAAGCATCAGAATGAGCATGCTCTCGAATTGATGGGAATATTGCGCCTTCGTGGATATGAAGTGGTGGCGCAGAAGAACCCGTGGAACCCTATTGAGACTGCCAAAAAAAATGGCAGTCCGGTCCTCGCGAAAATCCATGACGATTTGTTCCCGCGCGTCAGGCCTGACAGAGCCGATCTGAAGACGTGGAACGGCCGTGTAATCGAGGTCGCGCACCCCGGCATTCTGTCCGACGGTCTGGATGTTGGCTGGGGAATGGTCGCGCCTGTCGGGCACGGAGGTTTTCCTGACGATTGGTTCGCGGGCTGGATAGCTGTTCCTCTGAGCACTGAGGCATGACAAAGCCATACCACGCCATGACGGGACGGTCAGACGAGTGGTTTACGCCCCCGGAAATTTTTGAGGCACTGGGAGAGACATTTGATCTGGATGTTTCCCAGCCCGAAACCGGCCGGGAATATTTGTCCGTGCCATGCCGTCGGTTTCTGACCATGAAAAACGATGGCCTTTCCAGTGCATGGGATGGGTTCGTCTGGATGAATCCCCCATTTGGGGCGCGCAATGGCGTCGTGCCATGGCTGGCGCGCTTCATGCGCCACGGGAATGGGATTGCCTGCGTATATGCGCGGACCAGTGCTGGCTGGTTCCACGATTGCACGCCCAAAGCCGATGCGATGCTTTTCCCCCGGGGCAAGACAAAATTCATCAGGCCGGATGGCTCGCGTGGGAACGCGCCAGGCGATGGCATTGTGCTGATCGGGATGGGGAAACGGGCTGTTTCTGCATTGGCGCGCGCTCAGAAAGCAGGGCTCGGAATCACAGTGAAAATTTATAGAAAGGATACCGTCTGATGAACGTCGAACATCACGGACCGACCTATGCGCGGATGGAGCAGATCGCCAGCTTTCTGCGGGCGCGTTCCGGTCTCTGGGTCGCATCGGAAGACGTTATCGAGGCCATGGACGGCGAGATGAACGCATCTGCCGTCCGGTATTGCCTGAAATCCCTCGTGCGCCGCCGGCGTGCCGAGCGGACAGTATCCGGCCGCGTCACCCTCTGGAAATCACGCTGACAGATCCCGACGGGAATTGTCATTATCGAAGGTAAAAAACGGGCATGGGACGCAATTCCGCGATCGAATGGACCGACCACACGTTCAATCCGTGGGTCGGATGCACCGCGATCAGCCCCGCCTGCGACCACTGCTATGCGGAGGCCTGGGCGAAGCGCACCGGCGCGCCGCAGTTGTGGCAGGGCGATCGTCGTCGTACATCAGGGACCAACTGGCGGCAGCCCCTCAAATGGGACCGGGAGGCACGGGACGCAGGCGTAAGGCGCCGGGTGTTCTGCGCGTCGCTGGCGGACGTGTTTGACAACCAGGTGCCGCACGCGTGGCGGCGGGATCTGTGGGCGTTGATCGCGCAGACACCGCATCTGGACTGGCTGCTGCTGACGAAGCGTCCGCAGAACTTCACGAAGTTCCTGCCTGATGGTCAGGACGACGCGCCGGCATGGGGCATGGGCTGGCACAATGTCTGGCTGGGGGCGACCATCGCCAACCAGGTCGAGGCAGAGCGCAATGTGCCGACCCTTCTGAAGGTGCCGGCCTCTTGCCGGTTCCTGTCCATCGAACCGCTCCTCGGCGAGGTAGACCTGCTGGAATGGCTGGATCCAACGGGGGCGTGCTGTGGCGGCGAACCGGAGTGCCGTTGCCAGCCATGTCCTAGCGATGCCGACTGGCGGGGGACCCAGGGCGACGGCTTTGACCCATGCATCAACTGGGTAATCGTTGGCGGCGAAAGCGGACCGCACGCCCGACCAATGGCGCGGGACTGGGTCTCGGAACTGCAAGAACAGTGCGAAAAATACGGAATTCCGTTCTTTTTCAAGCAGTGGGGCGAACATGACGCGGAAGGAAATCGCGTCGGGAAAAAGCGCTCAGGCGCGCTGCTGGATGGGCGGGAATGGAAGGAATTCCCCTCCCTGAAGGAAAGCGGCCATGGGTGAGGCAAAGCGTCGCCGCGAGTTGCAGGAGAGCCGAACAGCGGAGGGACTGCCCGTCCCGCGCCCGACGGAATGTCCGTCATGCGGGGTCCGTGAAACCACGACGGTTCAGACCAATGCGCGCCTGCGGGAACTGGGACTGCCACAGGAGGTCGGATTCTGCGGGTCATGCCGGGCGATATGGGAGGTTTTCCCCCCGCAGTATATCGCGGACCCGGTCTGCGCGGAGCCATGTGATAACTGTGCATTCCGGCCCGGCGCGCCGGAGCAGGCCGATCCGGAGACCTGGAAATCCCTACTGGACAGCCTGCAGGTGGACGGGGATGGCATGTTCACCGGCAGGTTCTACTGTCACAAGCACGTGCCGATCGACATGAGCAAGGGACCGGGGAATTTCCTGTTTCCGCAGCGCGCGGATGGGGCCTGGGACACCGCGAAGATGCGGATGTGCAGCGGGTTCCTGCGCATGTTCTGGGCACGCCAGCGCAAGCTGGGGCTGATGTGATGGGGAAGCCTGTCGATCTGATCGGCCGACGCATGGTGCAGCCCATGCCGATCCCGGCGCGTGCCTGCGTCATCAGGGGAGACCATGGGGTGCGTGGGGTGGTTTTCTCGCTGACGCATCGTGGGCGCGCGGGCGTGGAAATCTGGGTCTGTGTGGCAGAAACGCGGGACGTTGCACGGCAATGGTGTGTATCACGGACCGAAAACATCGACCTGCCATCTTTCGCCGCCGCGCGTGTCTGGGTGCATGCATGGGCTGCGCGCTACGGGCACAGGATCCGCGAGGACATTCCCGCGCGCCGCCGCCCGAAGATCGGGTCGCGGGCCTGCCGTGCCCTGCTGGCTGCGGGCGGCTGCCGGGAGAGCTGGCTGACCAGCGATGCGCCACGTCTGGCGGCGGAAGCCGCTGTGCGCTGCCAGTCACCGGCGGCGGACTGCCACCATTACGGCAGGTGCCAGTACGGGACCTGCGATATGGAGATGGATGTGGACGATGCCTCCTAGACGCCTTCAGATGCTCCCCGAAAGTCTGTGCGCCCCCTGCCCCGACTGCGACATGACGATCAGCGTTCTGGCAGCAGAGGATGACGCAGGCCTGTTCTGGCCGGAGGGCGGCGAGGGCATCGGGCCACTTTCCTACATCAACTGCGAACATTGCGGTGCTGCCTTCCATGCCCTGGCCGTTGGCCCTGCACACGCATTACATCCCTACGACCGGAGAAGAATCGATATGGTGTTCCAGAGCGAAAAACTGCCGCAAGGGTTGCGGGACTGTCCTGATTTGGGAACAATAAAAAATGAAGTTCCTGCATCAAACGGTAGATGCACGAGACTTAAAAATTCTGATCCCCAAAATAATGACGATGAAAGGAATGATCGTGACCCAGAACGACAACCCGGCTGACAATTTTTTTGCGGAAGTAAGGACGCGCCTCAAACATGATGAAGAACTTGAAGTCCCCAGTTCTTCATATCGCCATGAGGCTGTCACCCCTCAAGTTGGTCACCTGAGCATTCCAGTCAATATAATTCCATTGCAGGGGGGATACGACAAGAAGCGCCTGGATCAACTGTGCCATGATCTGGGGTTTGTGCCCGATCAACTCTCAAAAGACAAAATAAAAAATAGTGATGATGGTCGCAAGGTAACAATTACCCGCTATTGTAAATCTGTGCGCAAAGACTATCTCGCAGGAGCAGAAATGACCCTGTCGGTGACTTTCAATATCGCCGATAACCCCTTTTCCCGAGGGTAGCCCCTGCCGATCTCCTGCTGTCGTGGTTTCGGGGACCAAAATCTGTTGTCGTTCGGTATCCGCGACGTTAGGCTGTCGTGGTTTCAGGGACCTAAGCGGTCCGGGCATCAGATCCGGAGGTGGATGTGGCGGCGCAGCAGGTTGATCTTTTTCTTGATTCCATGATGGGGCAGACCCTGCGCGGGGACCGCGCCCTGATGGAATTCCCTTTCTTTTCATTGGCCAAGCGCCCCCGTCACACGCCCATCACTTATGACGATGGGCGGGTGATGATACGCGTCTCGCCCGGAGAACGGGGCATCGCGACCATCTGGGACAAGGACATTCTGATCTATGTGACGTCCCTGATGAACGAGCAGCTGGAGCGTGGAATCGAGCCCGGCCGGACCATTCAGTTCGCGGCCGTGGATTTTCTGCGCGTGGCGGGCCGCGGGACATCCGGAAAATCCTATGAGCAGCTGAAGGATGCGCTGTTCCGCCTGCGCTCAACGACGATCACCACGTCAATCGCGTCGGCCGGAGAGGAGGAGGAGCGCGGTTTTGGCTGGATCGAGGCGTGGCGCATCGTCAAGCGCATGCGCAAGGACGGCAACCGGGTCATGGAGGCCATTGAAGTTACCCTCAGCGACTGGATGTACCGCGCCATCGTCAAGGAGCGCCGCGTTCTCGCGATGGATTCCAAATATTTCGAACTGACCATGGCAATGGAACGTCGGCTGTATGAACTGGTACGCAAGCATTTGGGCAACCAGCAGACGTGGATGATCTCGCTTCCGCGCCTGGCAGAGAAAATTGGCACGCAGATGGAATTAAAGAAGCTGAAGGCGGAACTGGTCGAGATATGCCGCCGCGACAGCCTGATCCATTACCAGATGAACCTGGAGGCACCGCCCGGGATCGTGCGCGTACCGCCGCGACGTGTGCAGGTCGTATTTTCGCATAGGGACAGGGTTTGACCCATCCATCGTGGTTTTACGGACCCAACAGACCATCCACTTGTTTATAAAGGGTTTTTATCAAAACCTGGCTGTCCTGATGGCAGTCAATGAACGGCCCTGATGCCGCTCATGCGTGGAATAGCCTCTGGCGGCGTCACCAGAGGCGGGATTTCTGCCATTTCCTGTGGAAAATCAGATTTTTGTCGTATATCCGGGACCGGGCGTCGTAATATCGCGGACTGAAGCGTCGTAACATCACGGACCGTATGTCGTGGTTTTATGGACTGAAAAACGCGCAATATGCTGATTCGAAACCGGTTTTCAGACCCGTAACTGTTTTAACAAATTTAAATAACCTCTTAACGATAATGGTCTGTGGATAACCAGACATTATTGTCATCACGCCTGCCGCTTTTGGCCTGACAATCAACAATTTTCCGGTTCTTTCTCTTGGTTTTACGTGGGTATCTGGTTAGATAACCATGGTTGACCATAGGGGAGGCATCCATGGAGCTTGTCGAATGTCCGACGCGACAGCTGAAACTCACGGAGGCAGGATGCGCCGCCCTGTGGAAATCAACCCGCATCAGGCCACCACAGGCGTGGGAAGGACGGCAGGCCTGCAGGGGATGCGCGCTAGGAGCGATGCGTGCTGGCGTCGCTCCTGAGAAAGCAGCGACGCCTCCAATGCGTGTGGCCCGTATCTGCGTACGCTGTCACAAACAGGCGGAAAGAGTGATCCAGAACCGCCTGTGCATCTCGTGCTACAATCGCGAGGGAGAGGCCCGTCGTGGACGTGACAGGAACGGACATCGTCCCGTACTGGCAGATCAACTGTACACCGACAGCATTGACGTCCACAATTCCAGCAGATCTTACACCGTTACCAGCACAGTTCTGAACCGAAGCGAACTGATGCTCCAGGCACTTCATACCGCAACGGAAAACCTGTGGTTTACCGCGCGGCGACGGTTGAACATCCCCGTTCCGGGGCTGCAACTGTCATTGCCACTATGAATCTTCCTGCCGATCCGGACGCACATGGATGGTCGATAACGCGGCACGTCTGTGCCGTCTGCCAAGGACGCATGCTTCAGCGGGGAGAGGAACTGCGCTGCTCGGGATGCGACCGCCGGGCACGGGGAAAAGTCTCGGCCCTGTGTGGCTGCGGGATGCGCGTAGGCAAGGACCGGCCATTTATATGCATGCCCAATCCACGGAAATCGGCTGCTGACCCGGTTGAAATTGTGATCGGCTACCGGCCGGAAAAATCGGAAATTCCCAGAAATGTCTGACGACGAGGAATTTGAGGCCTTTTCGGCTGCCCCTGAGACTGAAGACAGTCCGCTGGGCGTGATGACACGCCTGATTGACACCGAGGGGATGTTTTCCTTCCTGAAAACCGGTGAAGTCCGGATTGCCGTGTTCATGAGGCATTTTCCGAAGGAAAAGCAGGGACGGATCGTATTGGGCGAACTGGCATTGCCACGGTTCCAGGGGGGGCTTGCCCGCCTTGGTTCATGGCTTCTGCAGCGCGCAACGTGGTTTCAGGGACCGGATTACATCCTGATGATCGACCAGGACTGGTGGGATGGCGCACGTCCGGAAGCACAGGAAGCACTGGTCTTCCACGAACTGATGCACGCAGAGCATGCCGTGGACAGGGATGGGGAACTGAAATTCGATGATGAAGGACGCCCGGTCTGGAGCCTGAAAGGCCATGATCTCGAAGAGTTCCGCGAGGTGGTCCGGCGATATGGCGACTGGAGCGGAGAGATCGGAGCCTTCGTAGACGCCGCGCGGATCGGGGGCGTGACCTGATGGCGAGACCCGCGCTGGACCGCGTCCGCAAGAAGGAATTGCGTGCCGAATTTGAAAAGGAGGTCATGGCCGCGTTCGCCAATTTTGGACCCGATTTCGACAAATCCGCCCTCATGCGCAAATACACGGCTGCTGGGCTCAACACGTCGAGCCTGTATCGCTGGTTTGACGCCATCAAATCATCGGGCGCCCCGGGCCGTGCATTTGCCGAGAAGGTTCGAGATAACGTGCGCGAACGCAGCCAGGCCAGCCAAGAGCCTGCGGTAGCGATCGGCGCGGATATCGTCGCCGAACTGCCGGTGGTGCCCGATCCTGACGAGATCGTGGGGCTGGGCGTCGGCAAGATCGTTGACCAGATGCAGATGTGCATGAATGTCGCACGCAGGATCCTCAAGCACAGTTTCCATGACGACGGTAAGCCCCGCAACGCCAAGCTGGCCCTGTCCGCGTCGGAGCACCTGCGCCGCTCGGTCGATACGATGGCACGCCTGTATGAAATGATGATCGCGTACCAACAGGTTGAGACGTTCCACAAGACGATTTTCGAGGTCATCCGTGACGTTGATCCGATCGTGGCGGAGACGATCCTCGGGCGTTTGCGGCAACTGAACGCAACCCAGCGCGGAGGGGCGGGATGAACCTGCTGCAGCGTTCTCTCGACTGCCAGCTCATGATGCTGGAGGAAACTGCGGCACGGCTGGGCTATGGCGGGACGGGCTCGATCCCGGAGGCCATGGGGTTTCTGGAGTGGTGCGAGGACCTGGCGGCAAAGGGGCTGAAAATTGACGGACGCCCTTTCCGCCTGGACAACCGGCCGGCCCTGCGCCCGATCTACGATGCAATCCCGACCACCCGCCAGCAGGCCTATGGCAAGACTCTCGTGATCCAGAAGGCGACCCAGCTGGGCCTTACCGTGTGGGAAGTGCTGGCCGACCTTTACATGGCCAAGAAATGGTCGCCGGTGAATATCGGGATGTTCCTGCCCGACCAGAACACGGCGGCGTTCAAGTCCGAACGACGGTTCATGCCGATCATCCGGTCGTCGCCACAGCTGCTATCGGAACTGATCTATCGCTATGACGGCAAGGGCGGCCGGCAGAAGATCGGTGAAGGCAATGTCCTGACGCGCGAGATCGCGGGGTCGCTCCTGATGTTCCTGTGGACGTCGGGCAAGGTCTCCACGGAATCCCGGCCCATGGATATCGTCAGTCTGGACGAAGTCCAGGGTATGAGCCTGGAGGAAATTGACAAGGTCGCAGCCCGAATGGGTGACAGCGACGTGCGTTTCAAGATGCTGCTGTCCACGGCGAACATGCCGGACGAGGATATCAACAACTGGTACAAGCGTGGCACGCAGGAGGTGTGGCACACGCGATGTCCCGGTTGCGGGGCGCTGTCGGACCTGTCCGATCCCAACGGCATATTCCCGTCGCGCTCGATCGTTTTCAACAAGGGTCAGGTCCGCCCTGCCCCGCCATATCCCGGCGAAACGGCCCAGCACGCGCCGCCTGTTGATGATTATGTGTGGGTCTGCCCGGAGTGCCAGGGCTACATCCCCGACCCGCAATATGGTGACTATATTGCCCAGAATCCCGGTGCTGGAAATGATATCCGCTCATTCCTGCTGCCCCGGACGATCAGCCCGAGGATGACCGCCCGGGAAATGTTCACCGATTTCGGGTTTGCATCGACAGGAGCGCAGAAACAGAGTTTCTTCAATCGCACGCTGGCGCGCCCCTATGTTGATCCAGACCAGATCCCAGTTTCCTACGAGGTCTGCCAGGCGGGCGTGGAGCGCGGACGTGCCGCTGGCGTGACATGGGAGGAAACGGGCAGCGGGACCTACATGGGGATCGACCAGATGGGGGGCTTTAACGCCGTCATCATCAAGAAGCGGCTGCCTGACAACCGGCAGGCGGTGATCCATGTGGAGGCTGTGTTCGACCTGTCCCCGTTTGACCGGTGTGCTGATCTGATGCGGCAGTACGGGGTTGAGGTCTGTGTCGTCGAACAGCTGCCGAATTTCAACGATGCGCGCAAATTCGCCAACCGCTTCCCCGGCCGCGTGTTCCTGTGCACCGGCTATCAGGACATGGGCGATGAATCCATGCACTGGGGGGACAGCCTGTCGCGGTCGGAGCGTATGACCAGCGAGGAAGAACGGACGCGCTACACAGTTCGCTTGGACCGATACAAATGCATGCAGACGTCCTTGTACCGCATTCGCGACGGTATCTGCCTGTTTCCCGACCCCAACGGGCTGGAGCAGGAAGTCATCGAGAACGGCAGGAAGCGGCGCATCGCGATCCTCTACGACTGGGTTTTCCTGCATTTTTCCCGTACTGCCCTGGTCACGGTTGCAGATCCGGAAACAGGGAAGACACGGCGCACTGTCCAGAAGATCGGGCTGGACCCGCATTTCAGTTTTGCACTGATGCTATGTGATGCGGCATGGGCACGTGTGCAGGGCAATTCCACGTTCATCCTTCCTGATGCTGGATTGGCAGGCGTGGGTACCGCCCAGTCGCCGTCTCCGTCCGCAGCCCAGAACCTGACGTCGCGGCTGGCAGAAATGATGGGAAGCGCCCCGGAGGGTGCCTGCGGGAAATGCCGGTATTTCGGAGGGGGCACCTGTTCGGAACGGGATCTGCGCGTTGGTGCGCTGGACCCGGGTTGCGTGTTCTACGAGCCCGCTGCGGACGACGTGACATCGTGATGCGACACTGAACGGCATGAACGAAACCGTGCGACAGTTGGCCCTCGGCCTCGATACCCCGCCTGACGAACGTTTCGACGCGTCCGTGGAGATGCACAAGGCGTATCGCCCGCTGGCGTCCCAACTGATCCCGCCTGAAAACCTGCGCCCTGTGATTGACTACATCAACAATGGGTTGATGGACGCTGAGTTCTACAAGGCAACCCCGCGGCAGATCATCCGGCTGGGCGACGGCAATGACACGGGCGGCCGCATGCGGTCAGTGCGGCTGGACCCCCAGAAGATATTTTCCCAGGCGCGGTATTTTGAGAGGCCGTCCGCGCTGGATTTCACCGGACTGCGCGCGATCGTGGCGCAGACGCCGATCCTCAGCGCCATCGTGCGCCGGCGTGTGCGCCAGGTCAGTAGGTTTGCCCAGATCAGCGAGGATGGCGGCCTCGGGTTTGAAATCCGGCACAAGGATCGCAACCATCTGCTCAAGGGGACGGAGGCCGATGCCGCCGCGCATCTGGCGCGGTTTTTCCTCAACTGCGGCTGGGAGTTCAATCCACGCCGGCGCAAGCTGATGCACCGCGACAATTTCCGCCAGTTCATGGCCAAGTCGGTGCGGGATTCCCTGACGCTGGATTCATGCCCCATCGAGACGGAGATGCGTCGGAACGCTGAACTGGGGCTTGACGGGTTCTACGCCGTGGACGGTGCCACGATCCGGCTGTGTTCCGAGCAGCATTACGAGGGGGATGACCCGATTTATGCCCTGCAGGTCATCGATGGGCGCATCGGGACCACCTACACGATTGATCAGTTGATCTACGAGGTTCGCAATCCGCGCACCGACGTTGACACGGGTGGATACGGTGAGGCGGAGCCGGAGGTGATGATCAAGGTCATCACGGGCATCCTGAACGCCATGTCCTACAACAATGCCGGGTTCGACGAAAATTCCATCCCCAAGGGCATCCTGCAGCTGATCGGCGATTACGGGCAGGAAGATATCGCGGCGTTCAAGCGATACTGGAACGCCATGGTCAAGGGGACGGCCAACACCTGGGCCCTTCCTGTCATGGTGGCGAAGGACGCGCAGAGCAAGGTCGCGTTCGAGAAGTTCGACACCGACTTCAACGAGATGCATTTCGCCAAATGGATGACGTTCCTGACATCCATCGCATGCGCGATCTACGGCATGGCACCGGACGAGATCAATTTCGAGAGTTTCTCCGCGTCAAAGTCCTCCCTGTCTGGCAGCGATACGGAGGCCAAGCTGGAGAACGGGCAGGACACGGGGCTGCTGCCACTGCTTGCGTTCTATGAGGCTACGTTCAGCGATTTCATCGTGTCGGCCTTCAACGATGACTGGTGTTTCCGCTTCGTCGGGCTGGATAGCGAGGATGCCGGGGCCAAGGCGAAGGAAGACGAGTCTGTCATGACGGTCAACGAACTGCGTGGCCGCCGCGGTGACGCGCCCTTCCCTGACCCCGTGCTGGGCAACGCGCCGCTCAATCCCAGCCTGATCCAGCCATGGATGGAACTGAACAAACAGCGGTTCGCAGGCGCAGGTACCGACGATGATCAGCGCCCGGGCGATCCCGGCCGTCCGTCCGATCCTCCTCCCGATGGTGACGCGGATACGCCTCTAGAAACCGATGATCCCGAGCCGGTCAGGAAATCCCTGGCCACTGTCTACACGGTCGAATAGGCCCGATAACAGGACTTCCCGACGGTGAGAATTTACATCCTTCTAAAAGCCACGATCGCGAACCGGCCCGGCATGGCGCTGGTTTACGGGACGGATCGCCGCGGGCGGCGCATGCGGCGCTGGAAGCGGGTCGCCGCGCCGGATGCTCCCCCCGCCCATGTCCATGCCGCAGCCGAAAAGGAAGGTGGCGTGCATCGCTCCATTCCGCCGGAACATTTCAACGCGGTGGATTTCGCAGCGCCCTATAACGATCATGCTGTGTCGTTGCCGGAGGTCTATCACGGATTTCCGGCCGATACGCAGGCCCGGCTGGATCAGTCTGCTGACGAACTTGCCAAGAAGCCGACGACGGTTGAACTGTTCTGCCATGACGGTGTCTACACGCCTGAGCGTGCAGCACTTCATGAGAGGATACTGGCCGATTATACGTCGGCAGAGCGCCTATCCAAGGCTTTCCCTGCCGAAGGGGAAGCGCCGACCTTCATTTTCCTTGGCGGCCGTGGTGGTTCCGGGAAATCCGCGTTGCGGGGTATCGCATATGGCGACGACGCGCTTGTCATCGATGCAGACGGCATCAAGGCGCGCCTGCCTGGTTATGACGGGACGAACGCACATCTCTATCATGAGGAATCGTCAGACATCGCAGAAGAATTGATGCGGCGTCTGAAGGCGATCAAAGCCAATATCGTTTATGATTCCACCATGCGCACGACAGCCAGGGCTGTAGCCCTTGCAAAGTCGATGAAAGCGGATCATTATCGGCTGGAAGTGCATTACATGTTTCTGCCGCGGCTTGATGCAGCACGTCGCGCCGTGAGCAGATATATCGAAGACGGGCGGCTGGTCCCTCCTTCCGTGGTGCTCGGAAACCTGACAAACGAAGCAAGTTTTGATGCCGTGAAAGACCTGGCGGACAGCTGGTCATTTCGCAGCAATCTGGTGGCGCGGGGCAGTCCGCCTGCCCTGATATCGGAGAAGAAAGATGACCGTACTGAAAAATCCCGAAACGTGGGATTATCCGGACACGGTGGACATAGCCAGGGAGAGCCGCGTGAAGCTGTCTCCGGAGGCAGAGACGGCCTGGGAGGAACGCGTCAGGAAGGCGCGGCAGATGCGGGCGGAAGCCGACGCGACCGCCTCACGAAAGGACTGATCCCTTCAGCCCGTATTCTGGTGCTGCTTCCTGACTGTCGGCGTGCATGACCAGGCGCGCGGAAATTCTGGTCGATATTGGAGGTATAGCGTCATGCCAGTGCGATGATGCGCTGGAAAGCCTGTTCAAGGCCGCGACGGAAACGCCAGCCCGGAACCCCACCATGCTGTGGGATGACGTTCCCAATCCGATCATCCGCAGGCTGGTCGAACTGTTCACCCAGAAATATCAGGCGGTCCTGAAGCAACTGCAGGACCGCTTTGGCCAGATCCTTACCGGGAAGGGCACAGGCTCGCTCCAGAAGGCGCTATCCCCTGGATGGGGACGGTGGACGCCTGAACAGGAGCAGGAGGCCCGGGCGCATCTGGAGCGGCATCCTCCCGAAGATTATACCCTTGATGACTGGATGCTGCTGGTCGAGCTGCTGATGCAGGAATACCTGCCGCATGACGTGGCGGTGGACTGGGGGGACTGGCTGACGGTACGGGCTACGCTCGCGGGAAAGGCGCAGGCTGCGTTCGAGGCGCGGGGCATCCGGGATGCCGAGAGCATCGCGAAAATGGCGGAATACATGCCCACGGGGTTCGGGGCGGTTCCGCGCAAGATCCTCACGCCAGTCGAGATGAAGACCATCGAGATTGCGCGGGCACGCGCGGCCGAGAACATCTCCGCCGTCACCGACGTGGCGCGCCACAAGATGAAGAACCTGATCATCCAGCACATGGAAGCGCAGATGTTCGGGATGAAGCAGGGTCAGTTCACCGCACTGCGGCAGAGCCTTTTTGATGCGTTCGGGGAACTGAACCGAGATTTCCGGCGCATTGCAGTGACCGAGGCGGGGGAGGCCTGCAACCAGGGCCTGATCGCCACCCTCTCGCCCGGGCAGCGGGTCAAGCGCGTGGAAGCTTATCGCGGCGCGTGCGCGTTCTGCAAATCGATCAACGGGAAAATCTTTACCGTCGTTGCGCCCGACGCGCCGGAGCAGAATGGCCAGACGCAGGTCTGGGTCGGGAAAACCAATATCGGGCGCTCTGCCGCTTCGCGGCGTCGCACTGACGAAGGGCTGATGCCCCGCAGCGAAAACGAGATGTGGTGGCCAGCCGCCGGCGTCCAGCACCCGAACTGCCGGGGCAGCTGGGTCACGGTTACGGATCCGGGACCTGATGTTTCCCCTGAATTCGTCAACTGGATGGACGGAATCCTGCGCAAGCATAGTCTCAAGCCAGTCGGCAGACCAAGCGGGCAGCAACCAACGTAGCCAGATTGCATGCATGCATGCAAAACACGCGTCTGTCGTGACGGCATGATGGGACATCATCATGCAGCGGAGCGATTATGCGCGGTTTTCTGACTTTCCTTGCGGTTCTGGCCTGCCCTGTGCTTGCCCTGGCGGCGAGCGTGGGGCCGTCCAGTCCCATGATGCCCGAGGCTCCGGCGATCATGGCCGCAGCCACGTGGCAGGAGATTTTCCCGGCTGGCACCCAAAATCATGGCGGCGTGTTCCAGAACACCTCTGCGGCGGTGGAGTATATCTGTCTGACGGGATGCGCGGGGGGCGATCTTGGTTCCACAGCGATTGCCGTCTATCCGGCATCGGCGACGAACCCCGGCATATTCCGGTGGGGGCCAGTCAGCGGCCCCATTACGGTCTATGGCGCGAAAGCAGGCCAGACCTACAGCGCGTTTGGAGGCTGACATGCATGCTTGCAAGCAAATCGGCAAGCGCCGAGGCATTCTGCCATGCTGATCCTCCTCAAAGCCATGCCGCAGCATCCCCTGTCATGCTTCCATGAACCCACGGAGGGGCAGAAGCGGGCCGGAAATTATCGTAAGACAAAAACCGATTTCGGAGGCTTGCCGATCACCATCGAGAACGAGGCCGGAAGTGTCCGGCGCGGTCGCGATCATGGCGGTAAGGAATGGGCCACCACCATGACGTGCCATTACGGATATATCCGGGGCACCGTGGGGGCGGACGGCGACCATTATGACGTGTTCATCGGCCCGGACGAAAAGTCACGGCGTGTCTGGATCATCCAGACCATGGCGCCGCCTGATTTTCGCAAGAAGGACGAGGAAAAGGCGATGCTCGGCTTTGGCAGCGAAAGCGAGGCCCGGGCCAGCTTCCTGCGTCATTACGACAATCCTGCCTTCCTGGGGGCAATCCGCGAGATGCCGTTCGACATCTTCAAGCGACAGGTCATGGCGACCAAGGAGAACGGAGGAAAACTGCGGGGTCCGAAACCGGTGAGAAAATGCTTTATCGTGCTTGGGCGTGAGAGCCCGGCATGATTGCGCCGCGTCATAGAATGTGGCGCGCACTGATCTGGCTGCTGGTCCGCGAGGAACGCGCACGGACACGGGCATGGGCCGCGATCATAGAGGCGTCCCGTCGCCAGCGGCGCCCGGGTCGTAAAAAATAGGGGGCTGGCAGGCTGTCTGGTATGTTGACCAGACCGGCGACGACCACTACCTATTACGATCATCGTGGTATCACGGACCATCTCCGTCGCCGCGTATCAAGACTGGGGGCACGGTTATGCTGAGCGCGAGGCAGGTCGCTGATTATTTTCTGACGTTGGCGGATCCAGACGTTGGGGATGAGATTTCCAATCTGAAGCTCCAGAAGCTCTGCTATTACGCGCAGGGGTTCAGCCTGGCTTTGAACGACACGCCCCTGTTTATGGAGCCGATTGTCGCTTGGCAGCATGGCCCCGTGGTGGAATCAATTTACCATGCGTTCAAGATATATGGGTCACAAGGGATTCCATGTCCTGTGGGGCTGGATTTCTCGGTATATGACGAGGATGACCGGGAACTGCTGAACGAAGTCTATGACGAGTATGGGCAGTTTTCCGCGTGGAAACTGCGCAATATGACGCATGAGGAAGCGCCGTGGCGCAACGCTGACAAGAGCGGTGCAAATAACGTGATCTCCCAGTCAGCTATGAAAAAATTCTTCAAGAGGCGGCTGAAGGACTAGCGTCCTGTCGGCCAAGAAAAACAAAAAGCGTATCGCCAGTGCCCCAGCGCGGACATCGGGAAGAATTGCTGCGCCGCAGTCATCAAGCGGCAGTACTGATCACCTGAAGCCCCATTTCAGTCTGGAAAACCTGCAGCCATCGCATGATATCGAATGCTGCGAGGAGAATGAGCGGGCAAGGTTCGCTGTGGCAATCGCCAAACGCTCCAAATTAACGTGGAACGAACTGCGCGCATCCGGTCGTCACGGACTTGGATACGAGAAGATCGGCCGATCATCCATGAAGGTGGCTATTCCGCCATTCATCACTGAAGAAACGCCAATAATCGCTTTTCGATGTGCGGGGATGGCGCCGATGGTCGGTTATCGGGGCGGCCGGGTTTTCTATGTCGTCTGGATTGACCGCGCGTTTGATGTGTACGATCATGGATAATTCGGAAACAATAATGACATATGGTGATATCTAATGACAGAAGTTCCCGTTTGTAAAAAACGCGTTGAAGACGCCTGCATTGCAGCACTCCAAAACAGTGATGCTGATTTGTTAGTTATTTTTAATAGACTGCAAAAAATTTCAGGAATCGAAGAAATAGGACCCAAAAGAAAGGAAATAGAAATTTTATTGTTAAAAGCGCAATTATGTGAAGGAAATATAATGAATATTTCAGATCACGATTTTCGTCTCATTGCGAGTGAATTGGAAAAGGAAAAAAATTAATTCTATAAGAGTAGGACGCGCCGGACAGTTGGACAGGAGCGCCCGAATGGATGTCTGGGTCGGAAAATCGAACATCGGTCGCGCGCCCGAAAAGGCGCTGACACGTGCCGAGATGAAAACCATCGAAATGGCCGAGGTCTTCGGCATGCGTAGCGTGGAGGACGTGTCCGGTGCGGACAGGGCGCAGATGAAGGCGCTCCTGGTGGAGCACGTCAAGGCGGATGCCTTCGGGATGAAGCAGGGCACGCATCGGGCATTGGCGTCCGCCCTGTTCGCGGAGTTCGCGGTCCTGAATCTGGATTTCGAGGAAATCGCTGCGACGGAAATGGGAGAGGCGCGCAATCAGGGCATGATCGCGGCGCAGGAGCCGGGAGCACATGTACGATGGCGTGACGCCTGCGACGGCTGTCCCAGCTGCACGGCGCTCAATGGCAAGACATTCAGGGTCGTCGCGCCGGATAGCCCGGACAGGAATGCCCGGACGGATGTCTGGGTAGGGAAATCTAATATCGGTTGCGTGCCCGGCCCGGGATATGGTCCAGACGATGAAGGATACGATCAGGCGTGGGCGCAGCCGCACTGGTTCCCGGCCGCAGGGCTGCAGCATGTGGGGTGCCGGGGCAACTGGTCAGCGATCCCCAAAGCCGACCCGCGCGTATCGCCGGAGTTCGTGGAATGGATGGATGAGATCCTGCGCAAGCATCATCTGAAGCCGACAAGCCCGCGCAAGATTGAGGAATAATCTGGCTGCCTCAGTTCCAATACCGCCTGAGATCAGGCAGCGATGGCCTGGGGAACCGTATCCCACTCGTCCAGTTGTGTGACCTCAGCGGGTAGGGCGCGCCGGACCATCCGGATCCGTGGAGCGGTCTGGCTGGCACGTGGCTTGAGCGGGGAAAGCGATGTCACGGTTTTCGGGTCCACGCTGAAATGCGGGAAACGGTCACGTAGCGTGGTCACCACCACCATGCGCAGCTGCTTGTCAGCCCACTGGCCGACTTCCTGCTTGCCATTCTCCCAACGGGAATAGGTGGCCGGGTTCATCATCAGGATCTTTGCCATATCCCCCGAAGACAGGTCCAGCACGTCGCGCAGGAACCGGATCTCCAGCGGCAGAAGGCCGGTCGGGATCAGGACACGCGCCATCGCCACGGCGGCCGCAAGCCCTTCCATGTCGGGCACGGAAACTCCGATCACTTCCCCGGTGGTTTCGTCAATTTCCTCTTCCGCGGCGTCAATCAGCGTCACCGCGTAAGGCAGCCCCAGGCCGTCTTCCTCGTACGAGGGCAGTGTTCTGAACATGAATTCTTCCTTTCAGCGGAGCGCCATGACCGTGATGATACGAATGATACAGACGTCATCTTTCAAAGTGACAACCACGCCTATCCGGCGACCGTCATTGTCGGTCCCGACCACGCGCCAGGTTTCATCACCGTCCAGTGGTGCTTCGATTTGATCAATGTTGCCGCGACGGAGCACGCGCTCAGCAATCAGCTTGGAGATATGGCGTTCCCGTGAACGCTGTGTCGCATGGTGCGTCCATACGATCCTTGCCCCTTGCGTGATAGCGTTCTGCAATCTGCGACGTTCTGCATCGTGCGGCACCGTTATCAAGTCCTCGTCGTGAAAATAGGTATTTTTTGACGTACCGTCAAGTGGGGTAGCTTCACTCGTGAGTGTCCGCCTGTACGCATCCCCGTTCGTCGGTATTCAGTGTGAACTGCAATTCGAAGAAGGCGCAGACTGTATGGCACCGCTTAGAATTGCGCGCGCAACGTCACCACAGTCACTTGGTTCGCGATCAAGGTAAGCATATGCACCCTGAGAGGCACAGGCAGTGCACATGCCGGCGTCAATGAGTTTCTCGATTGCATCATTGGCGCGAATTTCTGTCTTGTGCTGTTCTGGATGGTCGAAATATAGGCTGAAACCCAGATCGTCAGGGTACACCTTGGGAGCATGCACGACGTGGCAGTTCTGTAACTGGATGGTCCCCGCCGGGAACACGATGCCCCCATGTTGTCCATATGCTATCGGAGAGCCGTCTGGAGTAGCTTCAAGCAGGTTCAGATGATCTGCTTTCATGCCGACTTTGTAATAGTCATTGTTTTCAATAGGCTTTGTGATGGTTCCAATACAGCCATTGTCTGTTTCAGACGGGTCATCTTTCTCGTCGCTTATGAGAAAATAAGGCGAGAACGTATAAAAAAATTTATCGGACATAATAATATTATTCTTCACGGCATAATATACCATGTCTGTTGCTGCCTGTGATAATCCATTTCCGATTAGTGGCATAAAAACTTTCTTATTTGGCCCGACAGTAATGTATGAACTGTTTTTTATGGATTTTGCGAACTTATAAGCATCGTCACCAAACAGTGTTTTTTCGTATAATGATGATACTATATTAGACTCTGTTGTAAAATTAGACCTTTTCAGGACGATGCTGTCATTTCCGATCTGAAGTATATGTGTTGGGTCTGAGGTCCCATTTATAAGAAGATTTATATATATTCCATGCAGGCCCTCAGAAAGAATATAGAGATTGATTGGCCCAAAATGACCATGTAAAGCAAGGTCATGGGATTGAGACATCATCATGACATCCCAAAATCCCGTGCTTTCTATTACTCGGTCACCTTCAAAATTTGTCTCGTTTATTGGGACTTTCATATAATACGGGACATAATTATTGAAGTGCATTTTGGCTTCAGGAAGGGGCCGAGGAATTCCTGGAACTGCAGCGCTGGAATGTCCCGATGCGGGTTCCTCGTGGGATGCGCGTATGTTGACGGCACCTGCACGTGCAGTCGTATGTTGCGCGGTCATATGTGTAGATAGAGCCGTCCACGACACATATGTCAGACCGCCTCCTGCTATGAGGCTGGCAGTGATGATTGCTGCGAATCTCATGGGGGACAACTGCATGGAGTTCAGCCGATCATCTGCAAGAGATACCGTGCATCAATCCTACCATCCATCGCCATGATCCATGTTCCCTACTGTTCTGATCTTCCGATATCACAGAACATTTCGGGAGCGCGTTAACAGGACGGCATGACAGGGATGCTTATGCTGGATGCAGCTTTGCTGCTTCAAGCCCTAACTGGAGCAGGCGACGAAGTGCTTCTGATCGCGTGATGTTCATTTCTTTTGCGTAAGCATGAACGGCCTGCACCAGTTCAGCAGGGACTCTTCCCGAGATAAGGGGGTTGGTTCCCGTTGCTGGGCGTCCTCTTCTTTTTACGTGCACGGTAATTGACGGCTTCATATTTTATGTCTACGTAAAAAAACAGGCCGAAGCAAGGTTGCCCCCTTGCCCCGGCCCTAACCAACAGCAAGGGAAAGTACCCCATGCCACCGGCTGATCATTTTCATAACATTTCCAAGGGGCGTTCGTCGCCCACCCTTTTTGACAGCATTGCGCCTGACACTGGCGATTTAGCTTCCCTTACTATGTCCAGTCGTGAGATCTCGGAACTGACTGGGAAACAGCATGCCCATGTTATGCGTGACATCCGTGCCATGCTGGAACAGGTTGGAGAGGGCCAATCCAAGTTTGGATCGACCTATCTCGATGCCCAAGGAAAGGCACGTGAGTGCTACAATCTCCCCAAAAACCTGACGCTCAACCTCATCACCGGCTACCGGGCGGACATGCGGCTGAAAATCATCGACCGCTGGCTGGAACTGGAGGCCTCGACGTCGCCCATCCCGGACCCGCGTGTGCCGCGCACCCTGTCGGAGGCGCTGCGCCTTGCCGCCGACCAGCAGGACCGGATCGCGGCGCAGGCGGACACGATCGCGCAGCAGCAGGTGCGGATCGAACGTGACGCGCCCAAGGTCTCCGCGCTGGCGCGCATTGCGGGGACCGAGGGGTCGATCGATATGCGGCAGGCGGCGAAGAACCTGCAGGTCAAGCCGATCCTGTTGCGCAATTTCATGCGCGACCGGCGCTGGATCTACCGCAAGGGCGAGCACTGGCTGGCGTACCAGACCAAGCTGGACAGTGGCCTGCTGGAGCACAAGCTGGTCACCCTGCATCAGGAGTCAGGGAGGACGAAAATTGTGACCCGCCTGCGGGTGACCGCGAAAGGCATCTCCCGCCTGGGGGAGATGTTGCACGGATGGGGGGTGGCACGATGAGCGCCGATACCACGATGCCGCCCGGCCTGCTGGCGGCGAACTATCCCCTCTCCTTCCTTGCGCCGCTGTGGACGCTGACGCAAGAGGCCGCGGCGCGGCTGGAGGCGATGCTGTCGCGCCCGGATGCAGAGGACTGGCGCGACGACGAGCTGACGCAGGTCTTTGCGGAGATGAAGGCCGTCGAGCGCGACATCATGGACACCGCATCGCCCACGTTCGGGGGCGTCATGCTGAAAATCGGCGTAGTGCGGGCATTGTCCCGCAACCCGGACTGTCTTGATCTGGTGCGCGATATGGTGGCATCGATTGAGGATGACATGCGGCGTCTGCTGGCGGAGGGGTCGGATCACGGAACGTAACCCGACCTGATCCCCCTTCCCGCTTCCCCGCCACGGCGGGGGAGCACCCAGATACGAACAGGATTTCGAGATGAACCAGATTATTGTTCCGACCCAGCCCGACACCGCCATCGCCATCGTGCCGTCCGCGCGCGCCCGCCGCTTCATCCTGGAGGCCGAGGCCCCGAGCACGCGCCGCGCCTACATGACCGACATCAACACCTTCACCACCTGGTGCACGGCGCGCGGGGTCAGCCCCATGCCCGCCGCGCCGGAGACGGTGGCCAATTTCATCGCCGATTCAGCGGAGCAGGGCCTGCGGCCGTCCACGATCGGGCGCCGGGTGGCGGCGATCCGTTACCTGCACCGGCTGGCGGACGAGGAAACGCCGACCCGGTCCGAACTGGTGTCGAAGACATTGAAAGGCATCCGGCGGGAGATGGGCGGCGCGCCGGACCGCAAGGCCGCCGCCACGGCGGATATCGTGGAGCGCATGATCGACACCTGCGATGACAGCCTGAAGGGGCTGCGCGACCGGGCGATCCTCGCGCTGGGCTTTGCCGGGGCGTTCCGGCGCAGCGAGCTGGTCGCGCTGCGCGTGGAGGATCTGTCGCGCACGGATGACGGATACCGGGTGCTGATCCGCAAGTCGAAGACCGACCAGGAGGGGCAGGGCCAGACCATCGCGATCCCGCGCGGCAACCGCCTGCGCCCCGGCCCGGCCATCGAGGCGTGGATGGCGGCGGCCGGGATCGAAAGCGGCTCCCTGTTCCGCCGCGTGCGCCGGGGCGGCAAGGTCGGCGCGCAACCCCTGCGCCCGGCGGCCGTGGCGGAGATCGTGAAGGAACGGTGCCTGCTGATCAACGAAGACCCGGCGCAGTTTTCGGGGCACTCCCTGCGGTCAGGCTTTCTGACCAGCGCGGCGCGCGCCGGGGCGACGATCTTCAAGATGCGCGACGTCAGTCGGCACAAAAGTCTGGAGACGCTGAACGCGTATGTGCGGGATGCGGATCTGTTCAGGAACCACGCTGGTTCAGCGTTTTTGTGAAAAGGAAGATAATAAATGAATATTTCTGAATTGCGTAAAGCTAATGCCCTTGCTCTAGAGCTAGAGGAACTTGGTAGAGTGATTTATACATTTAGTCCCGGAGATCAGAAACTGACGATAAATAATCTGCATATAGATTTTGATCCATACATGGCGTGCAAATTATTGATAAAAAAAATGGATTTGATTGAGGATGAGCTTAAAAAGCTAAGTATCGAAGTTGGAAAAAGAGAATATTCCCCTTGGGTAGTAAAACAAATTATGGAAGAAAATATAACAAAAATCGAGAAGGAATATACAAAAGAAAAAGTAAACGATGTATTTAAAGAATACAATGAAGCTTTATTTCCACCCCCCAGCGGGCATGATAAATTTGGAAGGCCGGTGTATGGCACCGTTACTAGCGCACCCGCACCTTCTGGCGGAATTCTGCCAGAATATAGGGATATCATGAATAAAATATGCGAAGTTACGGGTGGAACTCCTACGCAGTTTGTCCTTTGGTATAAAGAAAATAGATAAATTTATTAATTGTCTCGTCCATCGTTATGAGTGAATTATGTTAGATCGCAAAAAAAATCGTGACGATATCCTGCCGGGATGCAGGTATTCCGCGATGTGAAGCAGAGGCTGGTGCTGATCGGCACCAGCCTTCTCAAGGCCCTGGCTCCGGGGGAGCGGTGGCTGACGGTTCATCCCAACGGGCGGGATGACAAGGGTGTGCACGTCCTTGTGCAGGTGCAGAAGGACGGCAGCGCCAAGGTGATCGGCGGCGCGGGCGGGGCGTTGAACCACCTGCGCCTGACCGGCGTGCGCAGCGAGGCGCAGTACCGCGAGGAAGCGGCCCAGCGGGCGCAGGAGCACCGCGCGCGGGAGAAAGAACGGCGCAAGGCCGACCGCGAAAAGGGCCTGACCCCCTCCAAGGACGAAGCTACCCACGCCGTGCGCGCGCAGGAACGCGCGCATGAAGACGCGTTCGTCAAGCAGGTTGGCGATGCGCTGGGCTGGACCGAGGCCGAGACACGGTTCCCGGAGGAACAGTTCAGCGGCGCGACCGAAGCGGAGAAGACCCGGGCGCGCAACGCGCATGCGCAGATGCTGTTGTCCCGCGCGCGGGAGGCGGTGGGCATGCAGCGCAAGCGACTGCTGGCGGATGCGGACCTGCGGCGCAAGGCTGGGCTGGGCGAAGTGCCGATGGCGTCGGAGAGCGACCAGACCATCAGCATGCAGGATCTGGACCCGTCCGCGCCGTCGGGGGGCGGGCTTGGTTTCACCGCGCATTACCGCGACCGGGCGGAGGCGAACGGCCTGACGCCGGAGGGGCTGGAGCAGGAGGTCAACGAAGCGCGGGAGGCCTCCCTGCCCGAAGGCCTCCCGAAGGTGACAGCGGACCGGATCGGGCGTGAACTGGACAAGGTGCGCGAGAACCCGCCGCCGCTGAAGGCAGGGTGGGAGATTGACGGGAGGCGGGCGATCGACCTGCTGCGCGCGGAAAAGACCCTGAAGACGGCAAAGGCCGACGCGCGGAAAAAACTGCGCGAAATTTCCACGTCCGAGGCCCCGGTCGAGCCCAAGTCCTTCGTCATCGAGGCGCAGCCGGCCAGCCACGGCGCGGTGGCGGCGGACATCGAGAAGGACCTGCGCACCATCGGCACGCGGTCCTTCCTGAACGAGGCCAGCCGCATGGGCGGCCGGGAGGCGCTGGAACGCCATGTTGCATCCGGGGCCTACAACGCCATGAACGCCCTGTCGCTGGCCAGCACGGGCGCATCGCAGATGGACCGGTCCGTGGTGGACGTGCTGGGCATCGCGGGCGCGGCGCAGGTGCTGGCGCAGCGGATGCATGGCGACCTGTCGCCCGGGGACATGGCCGACGCCGCCACGGCGATGGAGAGGTTCCACACCGACCATTACATGGACACGTCACGCCGCGCGCTGGCCGATGCGCGGGAAATGCACGACCAGGCGCAGGCCATCGACCTTTCGCCCGCCATGGACGCCTCGGACCTGACCGTTGCGCAGGAACTCAACACGAAGCGCAAGGATCTGGTCAGCGGGGCGCAGCGCAGGCTTGGCACTGCCTATGGCGAGATGGAGGCCAACGCCGCCATGGTCATGGCCATGAAGCAGGGGCGCAAGGATCACGTCCAGGTGCCGATGGGCAAGACCTCCCTGGAAACCGCGATCGTGCAGCTGCATGCGCTGGGCCTGCAGAAGGGCGATTACGAGGTGGGCAAGGCGGGGGCATCCACCATCGTCACGCTGAACCGGTCGGGCATCGAGCGCCTGACGAAACCTGTCGATCCGCAGGATCTGGCGCATGTGCGCGGGGCGCTCGACATCATCGAGGGGCGGCACGACGAGGATGGATGGCTGCCCCATGGCGTGGCCAACCGGCCAGATATGGCGATGGACAGCCAGCCGGGCGTGCTGCCGCGCCTGGCCGCGCCCTATGCCACCCCGGACGATACGACGTCGGTTGAGGGGCACGAGGCGGCGATCCGTTCGTTCATCGGCAGTCGTATTGCCGACGGGGAAACCCCGGCGAAGGCGCTGGCCGACCTGCTGTCGGAAACGACCATGCGGCGCGCGGGCGACCGGCAGGCCTTCATGCAGGCGCTGGGGCGGCAGGCCCCCCAGTATGACGCCGCCGGGAACATGGTCCGGGCGGAGGAGCATCGCCCCCGTTTCGAGGAAATGGCGGATGAGCATGTCGCCTCCCTCGGGGGGGCACGGACATCCCTGCAGCGTCAGAATTTCCCGGTGGACGAGACATCTGTGGATGCTCTGCATCGCGCGCTGGCGGAGCATCCAGACGGGGCGGCAGCGTTCAAGCCGATTGGCGATCTCACGGATGCGGAGCGGCGGGGCCTGCGTGCGCGCTTTGCGGAGGATTTCGCGCGCTCCGACCCGAAGGTGGCGCAGATGCGCGCGGATCTGGAGGCGCATGCCGGGCAGGAGCCCGAGCGCGAGACGCAGGACATGTTCGGCACGTCCGTCAATCCGCAGTGGCGTGACTGGAAGAAGGCGCACGACGAGAAGGCGGCCGTGCTGGACCGGGCCACGATGTCGTGGGGAAAATACAGCGATGCCATGGGCGGCCCCGCGAACGCCTACGCCGCCATGCAGGACGTGGCGCGCTCGCATGTGATCGGGCGTTTCGCGGACCATTACAACCGCCTGCGCCCCGATGCGCCGCTGGCGGTCGGAAAGACGGTCATCGCGCACGACCTGCGCCATCTGGATGCGCTCGATCCCGGTGCGCGGGAACGGCGCATGGCCGAACACCGCGAGCGCATTGATGCGCTGCGCCAGCGCGAGAACGGGCGATATGCCGCGGGCGGCGTAGCGGACCGGCTGGATGCCGCGCGTGCGGCGGAGGAGGGACGCGGCGAAGCGCAGATGCAGTTCTTTGGTGCCGACGCGGCCCCCTCCCCTGTCGGTGCGGAGGGGCCGGCGCTTGGGGAACGGTGGTCTGTGGGTCATGCGGCGGAACAGACGATCGCACAGATGATGCCGCATGTCGGTTCCCAGTTCCGTGCCGGGCAGCCGGTGAAGTTGTGGCGCCCGGACATGAGCGGACGTTTCGTCGGGCGGCAGCGGGCGGTCAAGCTGATCGAGCACAACAGGCGGGTGGTCGCCGGCCTGGGAGTGGGCTCGGGAAAGACCTCCATCGGGTTGGCGGGGTTCACGCATCTGCAGGGTCAGGGGAAGGCAAAGCGCGGGCTATTTCTGGTACCGTCCATCGTGCAGGGGCAGTTCCATGGAGAGGCCCTTACCCTGCTCCAGCCCGGGAAATTCCGCTGGCATGCGGATCCGTCGGCAAACCGGGAGCAGCGGATCGCGGCCTATAAAAACCCGGACGTGCATTTTTCGGTCGTCACCCATCAGGCGTTCCGCGATGACGTCCTGCACATGGCGGCGGGGCAGGAAGGCGTATCGCCTGCCGAGATCACCCAGAAACTGGATGGCATGGATGCCGACGGGCGGATGAATTACGTGCGCGGCGTTCTGGACCGGGAGGGCATCCACCACGATTACCTGAACGTGGACGAGGGGCATAACCTGCTCAACCGGGCAGGCAAGAAAAACTCCAGCCTGGCGAACGTGGTTGACGCCGTGGCGGACAGCACCCCGTACTACGTCAACATGACAGCAGACCCGGTCAAGAATGACGCGTCCGAGGCGTTTGACGTGCTGTCGAAGATGGATCGCAAACGCTACGGCGACCGGGATGCCTTCATGCGCAAATACGGCGGCGATACCAGCGCCGCGCGTGAAGGCCTGCGGCGCGAGATGGCCCGCCACTTCTACACCGGGCGCATCGCCTCGGGCGTGAACGCCACCAAGACGGAGGAAGTCGTGCCCCTGGGCGCGGCGGAGAGGTCCCGTCTGGCGGAGGTCGAGCAGGCGTCGGCCAGGGCGCGGATCGCGCGCATGAAGGGCGATGTGGATGTGGAGGCGATGAAAAAGCTGGCGCCCGCCGCGTTCAGCGCGGCCGACGATGCCGACCATCGCGCGATTGCCGAACGGATGAACCCCTCCATCGGGATCCTGCGCAACACCGCCATCATGCAGGCTTTGGGGGGCGAAGCGAAAACCAATCGCACCGTCACCGTTGCGGAACAGCGTCGCGGCAGGCCGGGCGTGGTGTTCGCGCGGTCGCTGGACCGGGTCCATGACATCGCGTCACGCCTGCGCGCGGAAGGGCACCGGGTCGTGACCCTGACGGGGGCTGATTCCTCTGCCGAGAAGGACCGGAAAAAAAGGGCCTACCAGGCTGGCGAGCATGACATCATGGTTGCCAGTGATGCTGCGGCAGTGGGCGCGAACCTTCAGCGCGGGAAATGGCTGGCGCAGTATGACACGCCACAGACGGCAATGCTGCATGCGCAGCGCGACGGGCGCATCAACCGTGTGGGTCAGACCAGTGATGTCGAACTGATCGACATCCTTGCAGATCATCCGGTCGAGCGCCGCAACCGACGGCGGCTGACGGAGAAATACAATCTCCGCGATATCGTGACGTCACCCCTTGAGGGGCTGGATGAAACGGGAATCGCCGGATACCTGCATCAGGCACGCTCCGAACGCCGCGATCATGCCTCGCGCGCGGCATAGTGCATGCCTCCGAAGCAACCCGCCACGACGCCTTGCTTGCAAGCTTGCAAGCAAATCAGAAAGAAAGGCAGCACATATGACAGAGCGCAATAACCCCACCCAGGCCGCAACCGAAATCAGCGGAATGCTGGGGAGCCTTGGGGAAAGGCAGGCACGGATCCGGGCGGCTGACCAGGCCATTCTTTCGGCGGCGCAGAACCAGCTTGTGGTCGTGGAGCGTAGGATCGAATCAGCCCGGATGGCATCCCTACTGAGCGATGAAGGCCGCGACAGGTTTCTGGATCTGATTCGTGAGAGAGGCAAACTGCTGCTGGTCATCGCGGACGCCCAGGCCGCGCTGGAGGCCGCTGGCACCTGAGGAATTGCCGCTTGTGTGGGAGGGGTAAAAAGAAAGGCGTCGGAATTTTCCTTCCGACGCCTTTCTTGCAACTTGCCAATCAGGCCGGAAGGGTGCGGCACCCAGGCACCCAGGCACCCAGGCACCCAGGCACCCGCGACTGACAGACATCCAGCCCGATAAATTGCATGCATGCATGCATGCATGCAAACAAGAATGACGGCAGTGCGCCTCGCCGGAAAGGCATAAGGCTGCGATCCGAGATGACCTTCCGGCTGGAATGACTCATATCGTGACGGCAGCCTTGGGGCATGAGCGATCAAGAGTTTTTCTGCATCGACAGCATGTTCAAGGCCCAGCCGCGTGAAGAGGGTGGCCGGCGCTTTGTCTACATGCAGGCGTCGGACGAGAGCGTGGATCATCAGGGCGAAGTTGTCCTGTCGAAAGCGCTTCAGGAAAGCGCGCCCTACTTCCTGAAATACGGGAACATAGACCTCGATCATCGCACCCAGATGGGGCCGGTGGCCGGGCAGCCGTCACACCATCTGTTCGAGATCGGCAAGCCTGTGGACGTACGGGCAGATGGCAAAAAGACGTTCGTGAAGGCCGAAATCTATGGCGGGGAGGGGCCGACCGTCGAGCATGCGAACATGTTCTGGGATTCCCTGACGCGCCAGCGTCCGCCGAAGCACTGGTTCCCGTCGGTGGGAGGAGACTGCCACCGGAGCAAGATCGCGGACCCGAAAACCGGGCGGCAGCGCCCGGTCATCGATCGGGTGCGCTGGACCAATATCGGGATGAGCGGGACGCCGGTGAACCTGCACGTGCCCACCGTGGCGGTCGTGCCGTTCGGGGCGCTGGCCAAGAGCATGGCCGCCGGGGCGTTTTGCATGCGTAAGGCGCTGGAAGCTGGCTACGGCACGGACATGGCGGAACTGAGCGGAGGGGCAGCGCTGCGCTCCGAAATGCCGGATCCGCACCTCCAGAATTACTGGGATTTCAGGGACAGGCTGGCGGGGGACATCCGCGCCGGTCGGGTGAAGCCGTCCGTCGATGCGCTCGTCGCGCACGTCGCGCAGGCTTTTGACGTGGATCCGGACCGGGCCTCGGAGCTGGTCGAACGGTTCCTGGGCGACCTCCAGAGGGGCCGAGAACAAAGGACAAGACATGACTGAAAAAACCAACCCGGCGCCCACGGCGGGGGGCTTTGACGCGCTGCTCAATGATCTGAGCGGGATCGAGGAAATGCGCAAGTCGCGCACCACGGATAAGGGCAAGGACGATCCGAAGGAAGGGGGAAAGCCCCTGACCGAGGAGGAACTTGAAAAGGCCCGCAAGAAAAAAGAGGCGGAGGCCAGGGCGGCCGAGGAAGCGCGCCGCAAGGCCGGAGAAGGCGGGGAAGAGGATGACGATGACGCCGAGATGTTCGGCAAGTCGCTGACCGTGACGCTGGAAGGCGGCGAGACAGCCGAAGTTGTTGACGGTGCGGCCCTTGTCACGGGCATGCGTTTCCTCAAGGGGCAGAACACGGCGCTGGCCAGCGAACTGGCAGCCGTTCGCGCAGAGAATGCCGGCGAGATGGTCAAGGCCCTGTCTGGCATGCAGTCGCTACTGCGGCTGGTGAAGGATCAGGACACGGTCATCAAGTCCCTGTCCGATCGTCTCGATACGTTCGGCGCGCAGGGCCGCGGGCGCGCTTCGGTCCTGAGCATCATGGAAAAGAGCCAGCCTGCCGGTGCCCCGGCCCAGCCGCAGGGCGCGTCGCGGGCCGAAATCATGCAGGCGTCGATGCAGGCCATGAAGAAGGGCCTCATCTCGGCCGTGGACGTGTCGATGATCGAAGGGTGCCTGAACCAGGGCGCCGAGATCCCCGAACCCCTCGTCAAGGCGATTCAGTCCGTCTGACGTCGGCCTGATCACAGCAAGGAAATACAGACCATGAATTTCAACCCTGCGCTGATCCAGCCGAGTGATGCCCGTTCCGGCATGATGTCGGTGAAAGACCTTGAAGGGCTTCGCAAAGCCCTTGAGGCGGGATACGGCACCGACGTCTCGCAGCTGACCGGGGGTGCCGCGCTGCGTATCCAGTCGCTGGATATGACGATGCAGTCCACCATCCAGTCGAACGAGGATTTCCGCCTGTTCAACATGCTCCTCAAGCAGGGGGCCGGGGCAACCGTTGACGAATGGACCGAACAGGATAGCGTCGGCGGCTTCCTCGGCGGCAGCACCAATTCGGAAATGGGGAACATTCCCAACTCTGTTGGTGATTACAACCGGCGCGTGGGCATGGTCAAATTCCTGATGACCCAGCGTCAGGTGTCGTTCGTGCAGACCCTGCAGAACACGATTTCCGATTCACAGGCCGTTGAGCAGAACAACGGCGCGCTGCAGTTGCTGACCGACGCTGAATACCTGTCGTTCAGCGGTGATTCCGCCGTGGTGCCGACCGAGTTCGACGGCATTGAGGCGCAGATCCGTTATGGCGTAGCGGCGGGGCAGGTCGATCCCGGCAATATCCTTGACTGCCGCGGGCAGCAGCTGGCCAGCGTCAACCTGGTCAACAAGGCAGCAGCGAAGGTGGCCGGGTACGGAAACTTCGGTCGCGCGACCAACCTGTTCTGCTCCTACAACACGCAGGCGGATTTCGACACGAACCTCGACCCGGCCTATCGCGTGCCGCTGACGGGTGTTTCGGATGGTGGCCTGAAGCTGGGTGCGCCCGTCAACGGTATCCGGACCTCGTTCGGCAATATCTCCAACGACCCGGACGTGTTCATCCCTGATTCCGAGATGCAGCAGCCGTTCGAGGTGATCTATCCGGCGATTGCGGCGGCGCAGGCCTCCATCGCACCGTCGGCAGTCACGCCCGTTGCGCTGGCGGACGCGGATGTTTCGTCCCAGTTTACGGCGGCGCAGGCGGGGAACTACTACTATCTGGTGGCGGGCGTGAATGCATCCGGGCAGTCCACCGGCGTCATCTCCGCCCAGGTAGCGATCGCGTCTGGCATGGGGGCGACCCTGACGATCAAGCGCAGCACAGGTGCCCAGGAGACCGGTTATGCGATCTATCGTTCCCGCCAGAACGGTCCGGGCGTGGTTGCCGGGTCCGTGCCGGGGCAGGGCAGCGATTTCCGTCTGGTCTGCCGTATCCCCTGCGCCGGAGCCACGACAGTCTGGACGGACCTGAACCAGGATATCCCGGGCACGTCCAAGGCATTCTTGCTGCCGATGCGGCCCGGAAACAGCGCGGTGGTCTGGCGTCAGCTGCTACCGATGATCAAGTTCCCGCTGTATCCGACCAACCAGGCGGTGATCCCGTGGGCCCAGATGCTGTTCGGATACCTGCGCCTGTCCAAGCGCAAGCAGATCGCGGTGTTCAAGAACATCCTGTCGAACAACGACGTCTGGCGCCCGCACGCCAATAGCTGACGGGGAGGGGGCGGCATCGGTCGCCCCTTTTCCGATTTCCCCACCAGTCCTGAGGAGACGCGCCGATGCCGCGCATTGTAAGCAAGATCCCGCATACCTCGTCGGAGGTGAACGGTGTGAAGTTCAGCCCCGACAAGGGGCAGATGGTTTCCGAGGAGGTCAGCGACGACGTCGCCGCCCATTTCAAGGGGATCAAGGGCTATCGCGTGGTCGAGGACAAGAAGAGCACGCCCGCTGTAAGCAAGGCCGCCGGGAAGACCGACGGCGCAGGAACGGGCGGCGAGGCCGGGACGGACAGTGAAACCGACGCCAGCAAGGACGACCCCGCCGGCGGCAAAGAACCGGCTGCGCCCGCTGCGTAACGCGTATTTAACGAGGAGCCGCCTTCATGACGTCCAACACGTTCAAGCCGACCGCGACCCTGCAGGACGAACTGAACCGCTGCATGCCGATCGCCCGGTCCGTGGGGCTGGGTGACCTGCTGTTTGGTCTGGTGCAGAACCAGAATGCCATCATTGAGCAACTGGCTGCGGCCGGGATCACGGGCATCACGGCCGATACGCTGCCCACGCCGCTGACACTGCCGGGGTTTGATCCTCAGTGAGCGAAAGCACGACGGCAGCGGGCACGACGGGCACCGTCGCGCAGGAGCCCAGCATGTTTGATCGTGCGAAGGCCCTGCCACTGCTGCGACAGAACCGCCTGCTGTCCGTCGCCGCGCGTTATTTTCCGCAGGTTGAAATCAGCGACGACTTCTTGTGGGAGAAGCTTCGGGCGGAGGAATCACTGGCGGAAGCGCGTTTCCGCACCTTCTTCCATCCCAGGCAGATGTTTCCCCAGGGCTACGACCAGACGGCTCTGGCGGCCCTGAACACGGCGGGTTATCCAACGTTGGAGGAGCCGGGATACGATTACGATCCGGGATTTTTCTCGGGTGACGAGTGGGGGTTCCTCCAGCTGCGCCGGACGCACATCGTGACGGTGCAGGAATTGCGGTTCTGCTACCCCAATCCGCAGGCGCCGCTCTACGTCGTTCCGTCGGACTGGATCAGGTATGACCGGAAATATGGCCGGATCAACATCGTCGCCACCCAGACGCCGTCCAGCCTGCCGCTGAACGTATTTGTCATGGGGGCACTGTCGGGCGGCCGCACCATCCCCCTGATGCTGCAGGTCGTTTATCAGGCAGGCCTGACCAACCCGTTCCTGACATGTCCGGAGGTGCCAGATTACGTGCTCAAGCGCGCCGTGCTGTCGTTGATCGAGGACCAGTTCCTGCCCCAGTCCGGATCAGTTTCAATCGACGGGATTTCGCAGAGCCTGTCCGTTCAGGTCGCGGGGCTGGCGCAGTCTCTGGAGGGGCGTGAGAGCGTGATCGAAGGACGGCTGAACGGAATCCGCATGGGGTTTGTGTGATGCTGCCGAATGTCGCGGTATGCAATGCCCTGTTATCCTCCACCGGCGGTCTGGGGCAGAACATTTCGTGGGAACCGTCTGCGCCGTGCCCGTGCATTGGCGGCACGCTGAACGCCCCGCAGCCCAACTGCCCGCAATGTCATGGCATCGGCCATATCTGGTTCGCGGCGCAGGCTGCCTGGTCGGCGATGACCTCCATGAAACTGGTCCGGCAATGGGCGCAGTACGGGGAATGGATGAGTGGCGACATCGTCATGTCTATCCCGTCCGATTCCCCATTTTTTGCAGCAGGAGAGTATGACCGCGTCACCCTCTCGCAGTCGAGCGAGCCATTCGGGCGCACCATTACCGTGGGAGAGAACGACCGCCTGGCGTTCACACCCCTGAGCATTGATCGTGTGTTCTGGCTCTCAGCCGATGGCAGCGAGATCATCACGGGGGGCATTCCCGTGGTGAACGCGGACGGGACGTTGACGTGGCCTGCGGATCTGCCAGTGCCGGCGGCAGGGCAGACCTTCACCATGACCGGTCGCCGGTCGCCGCTGTATTTCCTGTTCCGTGACTTCCCCCAGGATCGCGAGCACGCGTCTGGCTTACAATTGCCGCGCCGCGTCGTGTTGCGCAAATTCGACCTGCTGGGTGCAACGCAGGGGGGGGTGACGCGGTGAGCCGCATCCGGGCCTCTGTCCTGACAGACCTGAACCTGCTGCGTGGTATCGGAGACCTGGGGGGGGAGTTCCCGACTGTCGCGCACGCCGTTTCCGTTCTGGCGGAGCAGGCACAGGACATGTGGAAGTCGTATGCGAACGGTGCCCCGCTGCCGGGCGGCGGCGTGATCCGGTCACGCACCGGGGAATACGCGCGCTCGATCAATATCCGGCGGCTGAACGCATTTTCTGCGGAGGTTTATTCCGATCTGGCCTACGCCAGGGTGATTGAGGAAGGCTGTCCCGAATATGACATGAAGAAGATGCTGGACAGTTCGATCAAGGTCCGCGTCTCAAAGGCCGGCCGCCGGTACCTGATCATTCCTTTCCGGTGGGGAACACCCGGGTCCGTGATGGGCAACAACATGCCCAAGTCGGTCCATGGCTGGTGGAAGGGAAAGCGGGAGCGGTCGCATATCACCCTGCATACCAGCCGTCCGTCGGGCACCGGCATATACGACATGCGGACCCGGCGGCGAGTGACGGTCGATGCCTGGAAATATAAATGGGGTGACCGGCTGACCGGAGACACCCTTGATCAACTCGGCCACGGCGGGACGAAGCTGGGTGCGCGCATGGCGGGCATGGTGAATTTCCGAAAGCCCGGCGGTAACGGGGGCGGCGCGCATTCGAAATACCTGACGTTCCGCGTCATGTCGGAGGGCTCAACCGGCTGGATCCGGCCCGCGCAGCCCGGAAAGTGGCCTGCCAGAACGGTCTCCGAACAGATGGAGCCTGCGATGGAGGAGATTCTGTCGAAGGCGCTGGAAACCGACATCACCAGCCTGGTCGGCGGCGAAGCATCCTGACATGGTGCCCGCTTGGTATTGAGACGGGAAGATTGCATGCATGCATGCAATCCAACCAGCAAGACGACAGCGAGGACTGATTGACTGTTGGCCGCCATGTCGTGACGGCATCATGCGGGCATGAGCATTGTCGCATCTCCCCTGGCCTGTGGTTCTGCCGTGCGCCTGATTGTTTCGCCTCCTATAGGGGCACGGTACTGGCGGTTGCTGCGTGGCACGGTTGCCCCGACCGGCCCTGACGATCAGGCCGCCACGGTGCTGGCGTCGTGCAGCACAGTGACGGACCGGCTGGACTGGCAGGGGCTGACTGACGGGACGCCCTACAGCTACGCCGTCTATTATTGGGACGGGTCAGAGTGGAGCGCGCCGGATACGGCCCAGGCAACGCCTGCGCAGGCCATGGATTTCGATGCAGTCGAGCCCGTTTCCGTTCTGCTGGAGCGATTCCGCAAAGGGGTAGCGGCAGAACTGGCGGCGGCCCGGATGCAGGTTCCCTCCGGGGAAATCAAGGTCGTGTCGTCTCCGCTGATGTCAGACGGCCGCGCCACGTGGCCGATGGTGGTCGTCCACCTCAACAGCAGCACGCCGTTTGCCCAGTTCGTGGGTGACGAGGTGCGCCCTCCGACCGACAACGGCGACGGGACTGTGTCGGTCTGGAAGGGCGAGATCTACGATTACAACGTCACGGTCTCCGGATGGTCTCCCAACGAGGTCGAGAGGCTGTCATTGCGCAAGATGATCTGGCGCATCTTCGAGGCCAATCGCCTGCTGCTCGCTGATCTGGGGTTCATGAACGCCACGCTGTCGCAGCGGGATTCCGAGGACCTTGAGCAGAAGAACTGCCCCCTGTTCATTTCGGAAGGGGTCATCTCCTTCCAGATGATGCACTGGACAGCCGAGATCGTGCCGAAACTCCAGTCAATTACCGTGAAATATGCCTGACCGGGAAACACACGATGACCGATGAGTCCACCCAATCCGCCACTGCCGCATCGAGTGCAACGGCGAATGCCAAACCGGCAGCATCCTCTGCTTCCGGCACGGGGGGCGCAGCCGCCCAATCTACTGCGGTCCCTGCGGCGCGCGCGGGCGCATCCCCGGCGCAGCCCCGCATGTCGGCCGCCATGTACTGCGCGCGGCTTGCACGAACGCGCGGGCAGGAGATCGCGGGGCTTTTCCGCTCCTATTGCGCGAAAAACAACCTGCATTTTGCAACGGTGGCGGATTTTGACGCGCGTGTCGCGGACGTCCTGAAGACGGAGGCCTGATATGGCGGACAGCACCCTGATCAACGGATCGGCGACATACACGCCGGGCGTTTTCTCCTCCACCTCCGACACGGCGATGAACCCGGTTTCGGCCGGGACAGGCAATATCCTATGCGTGATGGGGATTTCCACTGGTGGAAAGCCGAACACGCTGCTCGGGCCGTTCGCGACGCCGGCGGCGGCAGCGGACGTCCTTGTGGGCGGAGAACTGCTGACGGCGGTCCAGAAATGTTTTTCCGTCTCCGACCAGGTGGACGCGCCCTCGACCATCTATGCGGTCAACGTGGGATCGGCTCCTGCCGGGACGCTGACCCTGAAGGACACCGCCGGGAACGACGCGATCAATCTGGTCACGGACCAGTATGGGACGGTCGCCAATACCGCTCAGATCGCGGTTTATGCCGGGACCGTGCAGGGCAGCGAGATCAGCGTGGGCTATGCCGGGCAGCAGGCCATCACGCAGGACAATATTGCCCGGGGTGCGTTTGGGGTCGCCTACACGGGGGCGGGAACGGGTGCTACGATCACCGTGGCGTCCGAAAGCGTGACGCTCGCCGTCGGCACCACTACCACCGTACTGGACCTGAACCAGTATCAGTCCATCGCGCAGTTGGTGGATGCCATCAACACCGTCTCCGGGTTTGAGGCGACGATCGTCGCGACAGCGGTCAACCAGACGGCGCTCAACTCTCTCGATCCTGTCACGGCGGAGGCGCTGACATCCACGCCATACGCTGTCACGGCCAACCTGCAGGCACAGATCGATTTCCTCAACAGCACCGCAGGCGGCGGTATTTTCACCGCGACGCGCGCGACCACGGCCACAGGACCTGCGGCCCCCGCCGGATGGCAGTCGCCCGCGCCGGTCACGGTGCCTGCGCCACTGGTGACGGACTGGACGAATGCCCTGACGATGCTGCAGTCCTCGGACGTGAACTGGCTGGCGATCCTGTCGCCGAACCCGGCGGTATGGGCCGCCGTGGATGCGCATGTGCAGTACATGTCCAAGACCGCACAGCGGGAGCGGCGGGCGTGGGTCGGGCCGGATGTGGGGATGTCCCTGTCGGATGCGGCGGCACTCGGCGTGCAGCTCAACAGCGATCGCGTGTCCATCGCATGGCCCGGTTTCTACGGCTACGACGCGAACGGCAACGAGACGCTCTATCCGCCCTATATGACCGCGGCGCTGATCGCATCGGGATTTGCCGGCCTTTCGCCGGGACAGACTATGACGAACGTCGCGCTGGACGTCATCGGGCCGGAGGTCGCGGTGAACATCCCGACGGATACCGACGTGCTGATCCCGGCCGGGATCACGCCCATTGCGCAGGGACGCAGCGGCACGACGATTGTGGTGCGGGCGATTACCTCCTGGTTGAACGACAATTATTACGACCGGGTCGAGGTCAGCACCGGGGCTGCGGCCGATTTCACCAACCAGCAGGTCAGGAGCGCCGTGGAGGCGCGCCTGGGGTCGGATGCCGCGCAGGGAACGGGCGTTTCTCCTGTCACGATGAACGGCTGCCTGTCCGATGCCGAAACGGCCCTGAACTATTGCGCGACGCCGCGTCCGCTTGGTCCCGGGGTGATCGTCGGCGATTCCAGTTCCCCGGCATGGGATGCCCTTACTGCGGTTGCCAGTGGCGACACCATTGAGATCACGTTCAATTCGCAGCCGGTTATCCCGCTGAATTTCATCAAAACCAACAATGCCCTGCGCCCCTACACGGGCACGGTAACCGTCAACGTCTCGTCCACCGGTAGCGCCTCCGGCGGCACGACCAGCAGCTGAGGGAGCGCGTCATGATCACCACACGGACGAACGTCCATACCCAGTCGGGGAACCGCATCATCATCGAGATGGGCGGCGCGCGGGTCGGGCTGATCCAGAGCTGCTCCCCCAGCGACGATTACGGTCTGGAACCTGCGACAGGGGTGGGTGACATCCATGTGTCGGAGTGGGTGCCCACGCTTGCGCGGCATACCCTGTCCGTTCGCCGGATGATGCTGATCACTCAGTCGCTGCGCAATCTCGGGATTGCCACCATCAACGGCGATAACGCGCTTCAGGGTCTGGTGTTCGACATCCTTTTCTTCAGCCGCGACAGTGGCGAGGTCATGCGGAAATACGTCAGCTGCTCGTGGGGGCGTGGCGCGGTTGATGTCAGCGCCAACCGGATCACGATGGAGGAGGGGACGCTCTACGCCCTTGATGCAGCGGGGGTTGACCTGTGAACAAAACGCTGTCGGTGCCGGTCGAGGGGATCGGTGATTTCGTATTCCGCCATCGCACGATGCGCGACGATATCCGCATCCAGGCGGAGATCGGGCGACTGCTGGGAGGTGATGCGGGTGAAGTGGGGGAGGTCGCGGTGGTGCGCGCGGAATCCTTCGCCACGATTTCCATTCTTCTGCAGGAGGGGCCGCCGGGGTGGAATGCGGAGGCCCTGGACCCGCTGGATCGGGACGCATCGAAGGACATCCTGAAGGTATGGGGAGCCCTCCGCAATGCGGAGGACGAATTTCGTGGCGTCACTGCCACGAATGGCGCGGGAACGGGCGCTGGAGCGGTGCGATCAGATCCGGTTCCGGTGGCGGCGCCAGTACAACCTGCCCCCGACGGACCCGCGATACCTTGAAATGACGGTGGGCGAGATGCTGGAGGACCTTCTGTGCCACCAGTTCCTCGACCACCCCGAAACCCGGGCCACGATGATCACCGACGACTTTGATGAGGAACTGGCGCGTCTGGAAGCAGAGGCTGCCAGGGACCCGGCGTCCCCTGCTGATGGAGGGACGGATATCCCTGATGATTTCATCGACCCGGTGGTGTGAGGAAGTAGCGTGAGCGTCAAGATCCCCATTGAGGCGGACGTCCAGCAGTCCGTCCGTGAAATCGACCAGATCGCGGCCGCCCTGAGCCGGGCCGGGCAGCAGGCGCAGAAGCTGTCCGATGTCGATTTCAGCCACCCGGAACTGAAGGAGTTGCAGGCGGACCTCACCCGGATCCAGAAGCAGTGGGAAGATGTCCTGCGCCTGAAACAGGGGCAGACCAGCCAGCGGGTCCAGCAGGGCGTCGCGGAGGGCGCGTTCACGGGACCGCTCGACTTTCCTGCCGGCGCAGCCCGGCAGGTGCCCGATCCCGCGCAGCAGCGGGCCTATATCGACAATGTGCTGGGGCGTGTTCTGGAGGGAACGCGTTTTGATCCCGACCTGACCCCTGTTCCCCGTCGCGCGCCAACCGGCGGAAGTGGTCCTGCCGAGACGTCCGAGGAAAAGGAAAACGACCGGGAGGAGGGAGAGGCCGAAAACCGTGTCCGGTCTGGATCCGGGCCAGCGCCCGAACCGACCGTCATCAATGCTGGCGGCGCTGGCGGGGCGGGCGGCGCAGCAGGGGGAGCATCAAGAGGCGCGGGAGGGGCCGGAGGCGGGGTCGATCCCAAACTCGCTGCCCTGTCCCGTTTCCGGGGCGGCCCCGTTGTCGGCGCGATGCTGGGGGCGGCGGGCATTGGCGGCGGCCTGCGGTCCATCACGTCGCATGTCCAGCAGGCCGAGCGCGAACAGGTCATGAATGACAGCCTGATGCGGCGCATGGGAGACACCAGCACCGGGTTCGCGGAACTGTTGCATAACGTGCGCAACGTGTCGTCGTCGCTGCATGTCCTGCAGACGGAGGGGCAGTCCCTGACCGAGGAGTGGGTCAGGATTGCGAACGAAAGCCGGTCCGGTGCGGCGTTGGCCAATGTCGAGATGGCGGGGAATGTCGCCCGCGGGTATGGCGTTGCCCCCTCCACCATGGTGCAGGGTTTCGCCCGGGCAAGCTTCGCGGGGGAGGACCCGCGCAGGTTCGCGCTGATGCTGGCGGACGCGGTCCAGGACGGCCACATGAACGGCCAGATGGAAAACGTCATGCAGTCCATGCTGCGCTGGTCGGAGAACGCGAACCGGCAGGGGCAGGAACGTGGACTGGGTGATTTCGCACATCTGATGACCGCCATGAACGCCAGCGGCGATCCGGCGGTGCGTGGTGAGAACGGGGAGAACCTGATCAACACAGCGAATGCCGCCATTTCCCACGGCGGCGGGGCAGGGATGGCGGGGCAGGTGATGTCGCTGATGTCGATGTCGCGGCACGGATCGCGCAGTGTCTACCAGTCCCAGTATCTTTTGTCGCAGGGCATGTTCGCGCGCGCGCCGGATGGCTCCATGGTGCTCGACGACATCATGGGCACGATCAGCCAGATGTATCGTGGACGCCCCGATGAGGACAGGTTCGTCGGTGGGGGCAATTACATGGGCATGAGCCCCGCACATTACCAGCAATTCGAACGGTACTGGAGGAGTGCCCAGACATCTCAGGCTGCGAACGGGGGCGTGGACGGATATCTTCGTAAAATCGGCGTTGACGCAAGTACGCTCAATATGAGCGGCCTGAACGATATCATGCAGACCATGGACAGCCACGCGGACCTTGGGGCGATCCGTCAGCGGCTGATGGCCCGTACAGACCTGAGCACGGCAGACCGCACCGCCCTCAGGGATGCCGGGACGAATAACCCTGAAGCCTTGCGTGCTGCGGAGGTGCGTGCGTTTGCCAACTCCGGTCTGGAAAATACCATGGGGCGTCGTGTCGCGGATTCCGGTGCTGATGCTTCCAATGTCCTGACCAATGCGGCGAGTACACTGGTGGGGCCGATTACCCAGTTGCGTGAGGAAATCGGCAAACTGCAGGGACCCGTGCAGACGATTGCCGAGCATCTGGGAGACGGAACAACTGGCGAAAGTCTTACGTCCGTGGCGGGCTGGATGACGGCGGGCGCCGCCGGGATCCTTGGGCCTGGGATTGCAAGAAAAGTCCTGACGTCTGGTTTCCGGGGCATGTTCGGTGCGGCCCGCGCTGCTGGTGCCGGAGCCAAAGCCGTCGAGGGTGGCGCGGCCGCTGCAGGCGCCGCAGTGGGGGCTGGCGCTGCGGTGACGGCGGGGGTTGGGTTGGGGGCCGTTGTTCCAGGCGTGGTGGGGGGATACCAGAGTTATCGGCAGCAACAGAATATCCAGGCATTTCGGAACAACCCGGAGCAAATTGCTAAGGCACGTCAGATGATGACGTATTTCGAGCGGCGGGATCATTTGACCCATGCTGGGGCATCTGTGCTCGTCGGAGGACTGATGCAGGAATCTGGTCTGCAGGCAAACCGTGCGGAGGTCGGTGGCTCTGGATATGGATTGGGCCAGTGGACAGACCCCAGCCGTGTGCGTGCGTTTGCAGTTGCCGAGGGCGTAGACCTGCGCCATTCTACTGAGGAGCAGCAGTTAGATTTTATCCACCGCGAACTGAATACGAAATATCGAGCCCAGTTAAATCAACTGCAATCCTTGGGGCCTTACGCAGACATAGGGGCTGCCTCACGTTCGTTTGGTCATGGATATGAAGGATACGGCATTGAAGGCGCGCGCGGAGGGTACGCAGACGTCCTGAACAACCTGCCGCGGGATCTGCGTCCTGCGGATCCGGCGATGCCAAAGGCGATGCGCTCCTCAGGGCAGCCCGGGCAGGGGAGTGTTGGTGGTGGCAGATCGGGCGATACCACCCACCACGTCAGGGGATCTGTTACTCTGCTATATCCCAACGGGGCTACGCAGGATGTGCCGCTCAACATGTTCTCCCTCGCGAGCGGTCCTCCAGTCTCCCCTACGCCCGCAGGGATGCCGTCGCACGAGGCCAGTGCGTACGGACAGCCCCGGCGGCAGGGGGTCTACTGATGGTGGACCTGCACGCGTTCAGCGTTTCGGTCATGCTCTACAAGGTGACGGCGGGGGGAACGCCAGGGCGTGTCATTCAGGCATACGACCTGACGCCATACCTGGGGGACGGCGGGAGCGTGCGCATGGCGACCTCCGTGCGTAGCCTGGTGGGAAACGTGTTTTCCGTATCGTTCTCCGATCGTATCCCTCCCGATCTGGCGGATTCCATCTATGCCTATGTGGCGCCCATGGACCTGATCGAGATCCGTGCCAGCCGGAAGCCATGGAAATATCAGGGCCAGAAGCTGCCTCTGCTGATGCGCGGGTTCGTGCGCCGCGTGCGCCGGCCCCGCGCCATGCAGGGGGAGGGGGCGCCCATGCAGACGGTGGTGATTGAGGGGAAGGATTGCGGGCGGCTGCTGGAAACCAACCAGATCCTCTATCCGCTCCTCAATACCAAGGGGGAGCAGTATCTGGATCAGTTTCCCCTGCAGGCGCAGTTCGGCATTTCCCCGGTGATCGAAGGGGTGGGCGATTTCGTGCGTGAGGTCGTGACGAAGATCATCAATCCCAAGATCAACCAGATGGCCGCGTTTTCAACTGGCGCGATCAAGCCCTTCCTGACCTCCGACATTACCGTCGCGGAGGGGTCGTTCAGCCCGTTCAACACCATGACCTTCCAGGGATCGGTTGCGGACCTGCTGGCCGCCGCGCGCGACGCGCCGTGGAATGAAATGTTCGTCCGTACGACGGAGGCGGGGCCGTCACTGGTGTTCAGGCCGGTACCTTTCCGGGATCTGAACGGGAAACTGATCATGGACGGCGCGGCAGACCCGGGCCTGGTCAGCATTTCGGACCGCACGGTGAGCAGTTGCGAGGTAGGGCGCAGCGACGACGGGGCGGCCAACTATTTCTGGGTTCCTCCCGGGGCCGCCTCCCTCGATGGGCAGTTTGCTGCCACGATCGCCTATATCGACAGCCAGTCCGACATGTCCTACGCCAACAACCGCCCGGAAATACTCGGGCTGCGCCTGATGAGCACGTCGAGTTATCTCTTGCCAACCGGGTTTGCGTGTGCGCCGTCGATGATGCCAGCGGACCTGCAGCAGCAGGCACCGCAGTTGATTGACGACTGGATCACGAAACGGGCGACCGATCTCAAGATGCTGAACCGCGACAATGTGGTGTTTGAAAGCGGCTCGCTGACATGCATGGGGCGCGAGGATCTGGCCTGTGGGCAGGAACTAGAGGTCGCATTCGGGGCGACCACGCTGCGTGGCTACATGCCGGCGGTGGAGCATACGATCATGCCAACGGCATCGTGGACGTGTTCCGTCCAGCTGGAGCGCGGGATGAGTTATGTTGACCGGGCGACGATGGCCGGTGTGCGCCCCGGTTGGGCGGAGGGGCGGCCGGGTGTTTACGCGCCACGACGCGGGCGCGTCAGTGTGCGTGAAACGGGAGGAACGCCGTGATCCGGTTCGGGCAGGTTGTTGCCGTCTACCCTGAAATCGGCCGGGTTGACCTGGTTGATCTGGATTCCGGGATACCTGTGGGCAATGCCATCGTGCTGTCGGCCGACGGGTCAACCGACGGGGGGTCATGGTCGATCCCTGACGTTCCGCGGCCGCCAGCCGGCAGGGTTGGCGGTATCAACCCAGACGGTCGCACCATGATCGCAGCGTACGAATTCGGGGCGGGGGCGCGGGCGGTCGTGCATGGGTTTGCACGGTTTGCAGGCAGCCAGATTGTTTTCAAACAGCAGGACCGTACCATCACGCGCCATGCCGCAAGCGGGGCCTACACCACCATCGCGCCCGACGGGTCGATCGAGGCATGGCATCCATCGGGTACGTACTTCAGGATCGGAACGGGAGGGCACGAGGACCTCACGGCTCTATGCGCTGCGAAATGGGTCACCCCGGCTGAAGCCCCGGAGCCAACTGTTACGCTGGCGACGCCGAATTTCTCGTTTGTCGTAGCGCCGGGCGGAAACGTCACCACCAAATATACGTCGTGGAAAATGACCGGACCGGTCGAGCTAGACGGCCCTCTGACGGTGAAAGACAGCATTACGGCCAGCGGAGACGTCACGGCGAATGGCGTCAGTCTGGACGACCATACGCACACCGAGAGCACAGGCGGGACAACCAGCAAGCCAACGGGATAGATTGCATGCGAAATTGCATGCTTGCATGCAAATATGCCTTCGAGCAGGACATCGATCTTTCTGGATGACTGTCGTGACGGCAGCATTGAGGGATGGCAGCACCTCCGTCACAGAGATATCGGCAGATTTCATTCCTGCTGACAGGCGGATCGGGCGCGGACGTGCAATTCACGTTTGCCCTGCGGCCGGAGGAACTGAGCGTTACCGACCCCACGCGCCTGACCACCAACCAGACCCTTGGCGGCGCGTGGACTGACGTGTTCGGCCGTGGCATCCGCACCATCACGCTGACAGGGAATAACGGCTGGCGGGGCGGCCTGCTGCAAAGTGGGGAGGACATGTTCCTGTCCCTACGGCAGGCCGTATATGACGGCTGGCACCAACGGCGTCGCCTGCTGCTGGCATCCGGTCAGGATCCATCCGCGGTAGAACTGATTTTTACGGACAATCTCGACGGTATCCACGACGTGGTGGTGCCGCGCACGTTCTCGCTGCACAGGAGCCGCTCGCGCCCCCTGCTGATGCAGTACAGCATCCAGTTGGACGTGCTGCGCGACGCGACCACCGCGCTGTCGCTGTCGGACGAGATCACGGATGCCCTGTCCAATCCCCTGCGCTGGCTGCTGGCTCAGACAGGACTGGGCAACGTCGTGACGATGTTGGGGCAGTTCCAGGACTATCTGACGCAGGGCCTGAACATACTGGGGGCAGCGCGCGGCGTGCTCGCGCAGTTGGTGGATACCGCCATCCAGTTGTTTCAGGGTGTGGCGGATATCGCGGGCGAGACGGAGGGCATTTTCACAGGGCAGAATTCCCTGTTGCTGGAATTCTCGACGCAATATGCGCTTGCAGCGACCAGCGGTCTTGAAGCGCTCGGTGCCGACAGCACGCTGCCGATGGATGACCGGATCGCGCTGATGCAGGCGGCGTCCACGTTTGCGGACGGTGCATGCACGATGGCCAACGGGTTCAACGTCAATCAGACCATTCCGCTGATCACGCCCCTGTTCGGAGCATCGATGTGTTCCTCCACCGGCGGAGGGGACGCTGCAAGCCAGTTCATGCTGGACAACACGTCGCCATTTGAATCGATGCTTGACCCGGGCACCTCAATCTTGACCGTCTCATCAGGGGCCCAGGCGGCTATCTCAGGGCTGCGCCTCGACCCGCTTCTCCTGATCGGCCATTCCGATGACGTGATCTCCAATTTTGATGCAATGGGCAACGGTGTGCAGGTGGCAGCATGACGACAGACACCTCTACGCCACAGTGGACGGGTCCGCTCAGTGGCACGCGCAAGGCCCGGACCCTGATTGGCGATACGCCCGAACGCATCGCCCTGCGTGAAACCGGGGATGCCGCAAACTGGTACACGCTGATCTGGCTCAATGGCCTCCGCGCGCCCTATATCACCGACAACCCGGCGCACAGGTCCGACACCGTCCTTCTGGCAGGGCAGGATGAGATCGTGGTTCCGGCCACGGGTACGACGCCAACCGGCGTGGCGGACAGCAGTGACCTGTTCGGAACCGATATTGCCCTGACCGGTGGCGTCGTTACCACTGGGGAGAACGGAGATCTGGCGACCGTGTCAGGGGTCAGTAACCTGGTGCAGGCAGTTGACAACCGCATGGCCAGCCAGCCGGGTGATCTCGTCTACGAGCCGTCCTACGGGAACGGGGTCTACGCGCTGCTCGGACGGTCAACCGATCCCATCAATGCCGACCTGGCAGGTGTGTTTGTCGGACGCTGCATCTCGGCCGATCCCCGCATTGATTCGATCACGTCGATCACGGTCGGGGTGAACGGAGGCAGTCTGGACGTGGATGGGCAATACATGACGATCGGAGGCAAGTCGGTTCCGGTCGGCGGCGTACTGACCGGAGGGGGGAACTGATGGCATTCCAGATCAAATCGCGGCTTTCGATCCTCGCCTCCATGATCAACCGCGCCCGCATGGTATGCTCGCTGACAGATTATAACGTCGGCGGCGTCATGCGGACGTTTCTGGATGCCGTCGCGCAGGAGATTGATCGCCTCTATCAGGATCTGGTCCTGGCCCTGAAGGATGCCATCCAGACCTCGACCTATACGACCTTTGATTTTCCCGCCCTTGCGGCCGTGGCGGCGTCCGGTACATTGACCGTGACGATCAGCGTGCAGTCCAGCGATACGGTAATCCCGGCCGGGAGCGTCTTCACGCCGGCGGAGGGGACGTTGACCTATGCCAGCGTGGCGGCCGTGACGATTCCGGCCGGCCTGACCACGGGGATCGTCCAGGTCGCGTGCACCACGACGGGGACCGCCGGGAATGTGGCGGCAGGCACGACATTTTCCATGGGGGCACCGGTCGCGGGGTTCGTGTCTGCGGTCAACGGCACCCTTTTCTCCAATGGCGCGCCGGCAGAGACGGCGCAGGCGCGACAGGCGCGGTTCGCGCGTTTCATCCTTGGGTTGGCCCGCAGCACGACGGCGGGCGTGACAACGGGACTGTCCACCGTCCAGTTGACGGATTCAAACGGGAATGTCACGGAGGCAGCCAAATTCCAGTACGTGTATGAGCCGTATCTGACCGATCCGACGCAGCCGACCGCGAAGATCTACGGGTATATCCACAATGGCGTCGGGAGCACATCAACGGCGCTGGTGGCAGAGGCGCAATCGACGATAGACGGCTATTACGAGACTGATGGCACACCCGTACCGGGCTACGTGGCGGCGGGCGTAACGTTTATCGCCCAGGCTGCGCCAGAGATGCTCGTCGCCGTAGCCGGGAGCATTACCGCTGAAACCGGATATACGGTCGCGGATCTGGACGCATTGGTGCAGGCCGCACATCAGGCATACATTCTGGCGTTGCCGCTAGGAGCCACGGTTGAAGTCGCAAAACTCGATGCGCTGGCCATGGGAATAGATGGCGTCCAGAATTTCGTGCGTACCGCGCCGGCGGCGGATGTCGTGGCAACTACGGCGTGGACAAAGCCGATGCCCGGCACGGGCACCTATACATGAGCATCCTGAAACGACTGCTCGGTCGTCTGACCCGGGCATATGACGTTTCCCCACGCGGGCGGCAGGCCCTGTCATTTGGCGCCATGCTGGATTTTGGCTGGGAACTGGCGGATGATGCGCTGGTGCTGTCTCCCTCCGGCCGTGGAACCGTGACGATCACATTGACCGATCTGACGGTAATGGGCCTTGCCATGGCGATCAGCGCGGTGCCCGGTTTTTTTGTCCTGAATGACATCGGGGCAAATGTTTCCGCCATGAGCGCGCTGCGTTGCATTGTCGGAACCGGCAGCGTGACGGGCAGCGCCGGATACCGGTTTTCGGATACCGCATATCCTGGAGGAAATGACTGCCTCGGTGGGGCGCTCTGGGTTGACGCCTCGTACCCCCTCCAGACACTGACAGTGTTCACCAGCGACAACTGGGGACTGCTGGACGGCCCGAGGGCGGAACTGCAGGCTGCTCGCGATCTGATCAGGATTGCTCCGAACCAGATGGCCATTCCGTCAGCCGAGGACGATTGGCTGAATTATCTGGGTGCGATCTACGGGAATATTGCGCGCAACACTGATGAGCCAGACGTGACCTACGGGGCGCGCATCATTTCCACCATTTTACGCCCGGCGTGCAACAACAAGGCGCTTGAACTGGCGATAGAGGCTTACTCCGGGCAGTCGGCGCGTGTCACCAATTCTGCCCAGGCACCGGCGACGTCCGTGGTTTATGGCGGGACTTTCCGTTTCGACGGAAGCCAGACGTACGATAATCCGGCAACAACGCCGATTTATGGATTGTTCGATATTGCTGCCAATTACGATACGGCCGCATCCGGCGTGTCCCCTACTGATTTCCGGGCGGCCATCATCTGGATTGCGAACAGCCTGAGGGCAGCGGGGACGTACCTGCGGAACACGGTTATCGACAATGCAGATCCGGCCCTGACCGATGCCGACCCGGTCACGTCGGACAGTGCATTCGCACTGACGGAGGCATGGAACACGACCTATGACGGCGTGCGCAAATACGACGGTAGCGCGGCGTTCCGGGGAGAAGCGGTCGTCAGCGATCTGGAGGATGGAAACTGATATGGTGCACTTATCCGAGAAAATGCGCAGGGAACATGGGCGCGTAGATCTGAAAATCTGGCGTGCTGGTGTGCTGATCGCGCATGAAACCGACAGCAACCTGATTGTCGAGGGAGCAGCCAATATGAAAGCGGCGCTGCTGTCGGGCGATACAACCGGGAAATACGCGATAGCCCAGATCGGGTTCGGGACCAATGCCGCCGCTGCGCAGGAGACGGACAGTGCGCTGACTGGCGCATATGTCAAACCGGTAGATGGTATCACACCCAATTCAGCGACGGGACAGCTCACCGTGGCTTTTTCACTGGCTGCGACGGAGGCGAATGGAATCAGTATTTCCGAATATGGCCTCCTGTCAGCAAACGGTGTGCTGTTCGCGCGAAGGGTGCGGGATCTGCCGCTGTTGAAGGCCTCTGACCTGTCATTCAGCGGGACATGGCAGATCACGTTCTGAATTTTACGCAGAGAGAGAGAGGGAGAGAACTGCATGGCCAATCGTAAAAAGAAGGGAAAGTTTATGGCGTCGAGTGGTGATGGCGGTCAAGGTCACATGAAAGACCATTCCGGGGGCGCCATCGTCATGGTGGCGAATGGTCGCGGAGGTCCGGGCTTCCTGGGCGCGGAGAGAGGGGAAAGTTACGTTTACGAGGTTCGGCCAGGCGACACCCTGACATTCGTAATCGGCTCTCGGGACCATTGCTGATCCCATATCGTGACTGAATAGACAGGAGAGATAGATCGGGAGCGAAGACATGTCGGGAACTACAAGCACTACGTCATCCACGACATCTTCATCGCTCCCGCCGACCGGTTTTACCTCGCTGACCGAAACTGCCGATTTTGAGGCGGGGATCTACCAGATTGCGACTGATGACCCGGTGCTGGGGGGGCCGGGGGGGCTTGCAAATTATCAGGCGCAGGGGTTGGCCAACCGAACGAAGTATCTGTTGCAGCAGACGACTGCGCTCCAGGCATCGCTCGCATCACTGTCGTCTGGATACTCGTCTCTCCAGAGTGCGCTGTCGGCGGAAACGACACGGGCGGAAGCCGCAGAGTCCACGCTCTCGGGCAGTATCTCCGCCGAAACCACCCGTGCCGAAGGAGCGGAATCCTCCCTCCAGAGTGCTCTGTCGGCGGAAACGACGCGGGCGGAAGCCGCAGAGTCCACGCTGTCGAGCGGTATCTCCGCCGAAACCACCCGTGCCGAAGCAGCGGAATCTGCTCTTGCATCAAACATTACCATCATCATCAACACGTTCTATCCGATCACCGCATCTACGACCGTGCTCGTTCCCGCCGGGGTGACAAAAGTTTACCTGCGTGGCAAGGGGGCAGGCGCAGGCGCAACGGGATGTGCGGCGACGTCGAACACCCAGACTTATTCTGGCGCGGGCGGCGGCGGCGGCGGAGAAATGGAGGGCATCTACGCTGTCACTCCCGGCGATAAACTGACATTCACGATCGGTGCCGGAGGGGCCGGAAACATTGGCCCAGGCTCAGGATATACCGGGGGCGTAACATCGTGCGTGAATGGCGCGGGGGAACGCCTGCAATCCCTCCCTAGCGCCAGTCCCGGGACAAAATCCAGTACGACGAACACTGCGGGTGGTGCCGGGGCAGGTCAGGGTACGTCAGACGTGTCCGGCACATTCCGCAACGATGCGGGAAACGACGGCCAGGATGGACAGGCCGGGACCGCGCAGCTGTCTGGTGCTGGCGGTCTGGGACCTGGAGGCCTCGGCGGTGCGCGATCCGGCCTGCAGGGCGGCCAAAATGGCTCTGCTCCCGGAGCAGGTGGCGGCGGGGCCTACGATACCGGTTTTACCGGGAACAATTATCCTGGTGGCAACGGAGCGCCGGGGGAATTTCTTTACAAATGGCTGCCCTGATGGAGCGTTGAAATGGCAACAGTTGAAACGTACGCCGTATATCTGACCACGGCAACCGGCACCAACTCTGTTGGATACGTGGTTGATAATGTCCTGTGGGATGGCGCGTCCGCATGGACGCCTCCGGAAGGGACCGCCGTCGTCGCCGATCCCGATCGCAAATACCCGATCGGCAGCACTTATGATCCCGCGACAAGCACGACGACGTGAGCGGGTGTCCCATAATGGCTGACGACGACGATCTGGCCGAGGTCGTGGGAAGGCATTCCCACGAAATCAATGATAACCGCAGAAACATTTCAGAACTGCGGGAGGACTTCCGGCAGATTGAACTGCGCGTGGAACGCAGTCAGGAGGAGCAGAGGCGCACGTTTGCAGATTTTGCGGGCGAGATGCGCGGCCGCTGGGACGAGGCCAGAAAATACGATACTGAAGCCGCGCGCGCGCGGGATGAAAAGATCGGCAAAGTCGCCACCCAGACGGATCAGATCCTCGGGGGGCTGTTGCTGATCAAATGGGCGCTCGCTGCGCTGGCTGTGCCATTTCTGCTCGGAGCGCTGACATTGCTGATTGAAATTGTCGGAGCACTTCTCGGCTGGGGGGAGTTCGGCACCTGGGTTTGGCACAAAGCGTTTGGTTGACCGGCGCTTGTGATCTGCACCAGCGCATCGAATGATGCCTGATCCTGCAGAACAATCACCGGTCCACTCTCCCGACACTCGTGCATGAGGCGCTGTCGTTGTATCTGCACGGACCGTTTGAGGTGGCCCCGGGTAATATGCGCCTGGCGCGCCCAGCTGATACGCCACACGCGACCGTCGGCATGGAGTGTATCAACGTGGAACGCATCATCGCTGCCCTTTTTTCCCGAGATCACAGGACCGATCCCGATCACCCGCGGACGCATGCCGTGTTACTGCCGGTCGGAGGGGACGCCGCGCTTGGTCAATTCCTTGTGCACGTAGGCCTCCACCGCCGCAATCACGAACGTTTGCTTGTACTGCCGGGCATGCAGCCGCCGTCCTGCTGATTTACTCAGGAGCCACTCCATCTGCAGCATCAGTTTTTCCGGCACACGCGTGCTCATGCTGACCAGCAGGTCAGAACGCACGTCCTGATGCTCCCATGGATAAATTTCCTTGTTGGGAGCGCCGCCAATAAATGCCTCTGCCTCGGCAGAGGAGGGCTGCGTAGAGGGAAGGGAGGGGAGTTTTTTCGGGATGCTCATTGTGAAATAGCCTCATAGACAGCACGCATTTCGTTCGCCGCTTTTGCGTCCAGCTCGCGCCCCTTCAATTCACATACACCGACCCCTTCTCCGGTTGCGCGGCCATACGCCGCGCGCGCGACCAGGGTGGTAAACGGGTGGGTGGCCAGCGTGGGCGTTTCCTGCAACATCCATTCGCGCAGTTCGGCGGGTGCGCGTTCCGCAGATTGGTGCAGGATCCGGTTGACGACAATGCGCGCCTGGAGTTTGGGATTCAGTTGCTGTGCCCGGTCATATATATTGGCGATCGTCGGGAGCGCCCAGACGTCCAGCGCGTCTGGTTGCACTGGTACGACCAAGGTATCGGCAACCATTGCACATGCCCGGAGGGCAGGTGAATCCACAGCCCCCGTATCAACAATCAGGGTCTGGTACCGTGTCGCCAGATCTTCAATCACGGGACCGATCGTGCGGCCGTCGGACCGCTCGACGCAACTGATGCGGGGATAGTCCGGATGCCCTTCCAGACGATGCGACGCCCACAATGCGCTCGATTTCTGGCCTGGGTCCGCGTCTACCAGCAGGGTGTCGATACCATTCAGCGCCGACAGGACGGCCAGGTTCGTGGCAATCGTGGTTTTGCCCGACCCGCCTTTTTCGTTTCCGACCACGATGATTCGAGCCGTCATTCCGCCCTCCGAGCAACAATCTATGCCAGCACATCTGCCAGATTGCATGCATGCATGCAAGTGGAAGCGATATAATCCGGGTATGCGGAAGAACGCTGCGATTAAAGCATGCCGTAAATATAGAATTAAGATGGGGCGCATATTTTATAAAGAAAGATAGGCAGATACAAAAAATAAAGAAATGAAACAAAAATATGCAAAATCACTTTACGATGTAAATATGTGGTGTTATTTCAATTTAGAGACTTACCGGTATTTCTGATATTTTACGTTTATTGCAATGCGGGGAAGTTATGCATTTCATAGATCAGAAAAATAAATGGATTGAACTGAACCGGAGGCTACAAAAACTTGAGGGTGCGTCTTCTGATCGCGCGATGCCATGCCTGCATATCTGCAGCGAACTAGAACTTGTCTGTGGGGAGATGGCGTCCATTGAGGATGCCGCGATCTCTGCGCCATCGGGCAGTCGGGCGGACATTCTGGCCAAACTTGGGCTTGCCCGTGTCATGCTGGCCAACCCTGATGCCAGTTTCAAGGTGGGCCAGTTACTGGAAACGATAGAGTCCGATCTGATCAGGGTACCTCAATCCACCGCACCTTGAGGGCCTTGCTGGCTGACAGGTCAACCGTTGTTTCATTGCCGGGGGCCGGGCAGACAACGGCCATGCCCTCGGTCTGTTCTGTCAGGTCGCCTATCGTCTCAATGTTCCCGTCCCGCACGACTACGACCGTGTCGCCGATGCGCGGAGAACGGGTCAGGTCAACGTACGCAATATCGCCTGCACGAAGTCTCCCGCGCGGTGTGCTGATCCAGACGGCCAACAGATCGGTGGCAGGCACACGGGCACCTGGTTTTATAGCGTATGTGGGAGGAGGCTGGTCCAGGTTATCCGTTTCACGGAATGCGGGAATATCGCCTGCCGATGATGGTACAGGCCGCCCCTCCGCGATGGGGCGTTCACTGATGCGTCCGGACGTGATCGACGCGAAAACCGGGATTTGTTTGTGCGCGTCAGGGTCCGCGAGGTCTGCAGGATCAAGTTCCAGAATTACGCCAACGGCCTCGCGTATTTCCGCCGGAAGATATCGCGGCACTCCACGGGTCAGATACTGGTGGATATAGCCGTCGCTTTTGCCAACCGCACGACTCAGGCTGACCAGGCTCATGCGTTTGTAGTCCAGGGCATCACGTATCAACAGACGCGCCGAATCCAGTTTTTTTTGCCCTTCAAGGCTTTTTTCGTTCGTTTCCATGCGTTCCGTCATATGGGCGAACGATGGATCAAACCAGACATAAATAACATTGTTATGGTTGGCGTAATGGTTTAATAACCACGGATGGACGATATATTAACCCAGATCGATGCGTTCCTGACCGAGCAGGGGATGGCCCCCAGCACGTTTGGGAAAATGGCCGTTAATGACGAGCATTATGTCGCGCATCTGCGTAACGGTCGCGAGAATTTTTCGCGCACCCGGGCAAAGGTGTTGGCGTTCATGGACGCATTTCGTCAGCGCAAGCTCAACGAGAAAAGCGAGGCCGAACAGATGCTGGAGGGTCGGATTCCAGCGCGATCCCTCCGCTTTACATTGCCCCGGCCCTACCTGCTGCTGAACCCATACCTGCGCCTGCACTGGTCAGCACGGCGGAAATATATGCGCTCGCTGGTGTGGGACATCAAAATGGCGACCGTGACGCCGCCAGACCATGCGCAGCCATTCGATTATGCCCGTGTCACGATCCACCGCTACTCCCCTGGAACCGCCGACAAGGATGGAGTGGAGGGCGGCGCGAAGCCGGTGATCGACTGCCTGACGACGCCCATACCGATGCGCATGAAAAAAGGTGCGACAGCGGTGAAAATGCGCAATCCGTATGGTCTCGGCTTTATCCGCGACGACAGCCCCCGCCATTGTTTCCAGATTGCTCTCGGATTTCGCAGCAGCCAGCAGACTGCGCGGACAGAGATCCTGATCGAGGAAATGGTCTATCCGGACCGTGACGAACCTCCCTGACGTGAAAATCACGTCAAAACCACGTTCATAATGGTTTTATTGATGGGGAAACAAATGGTTGCATCCTTTGAAAGTCTGGTTTCTGGTTTCAGTCCATTTCCGGCCGCCTATAGCTTCGACCAGATCGGGCCAACATGGGTCGCTGTTGGCGCTCTGGATCCGGAAACCAACAAATGGACCCACACATTCCGGGGTCTGGGGCCGGTTCTGGCGGTACAGCGCGAAATGGGACTCTATCTGACCTCTCAGAAACGCGCCGGGAACGGGATCATGCTGCTGCTGGCGTGCCGCGCGACGGGGAGGTCCCGGTCATGAATACCTGCGCGCCATGCGCAGGTAACGGCTGGTACCACACTACATGGACTGGTGGTGATCTCCTGTCGCGTAAGACGGTGCCAGCCCTCGCGATCTGCCACGCATGCGACGGATGCGGTGTCATTGCCGTCCCACATCCTCCCGAGCCTCACCAATCCCTTGGCCCCGCGCGCCTGGCGCTGCCAGCGCCCGTGCCGAAAGGAGCCTGATCTATGACAGGACATACAGACCTGGGGGAGCAACTGCCCTGGTCGAAATTCCACTGGGCAGATTACGAGCGTGATCCCGATCTGCTCGTGTGTTCGTTCGCGGCGCAGGGGCTCTGGATGCGAATGCTGTGTTTCATGGCCCGTGCGGAACGGCATGGATACCTGATTCACAAGGGGCGTGCCCTGCCGATTGACCGCCTCCTACGCGTGGTGGGTGGCACAGCGGACGAGGTTATGCCCCTGCTGCATGAACTGGAGGACCAGGGCGTCCTCGCACGTGATGCAGAAGGCGTGATCTACAGTCGCCGCATGGTCCGTGACCGTGAGCGCCTGGAGCGCGATCGGGCGAACGGCCGCACGGGCGGCAATCCGGCACTGCTTGGCCGTCGTCGCGCGCGCGCCGCGCATGCGGCGCAGGAAGAACTCGACCTCACTGAGAAGCATGACCTTCAGTCTGTGCGCGAAGCCTTAAATAAGGGGGTTAACCCCAGAGAAGATAAGAATAAGAACAGAATAGAAGATACTTCTCCCGGCCGAGAGCGCGTGGATGCCGACGTTATTAACCTGACAGGTCAGGTAGGCGATGCTGTTCGGCAGGCCGTTGCCGCTTGGAACGCGCTGGCGGAACGGGAAGGCCTGCCGGTGGCACAGCGCCTGACGACGCGGCGCAGCAGGTCCATCCGCGCCCGGTTGGCAGATGCCGGCGGCCTGTCCGGATGGAACGCAGCGCTGGAGAAGGTCGCGGGCAGCGCATTCCTGAAAGGGGGCGGGGCCAACGGCTGGAAAATCACGCTGGACGATCTGCTGACGCCTGATCGCTTCACGCGCCTGATGGAAGGCGCGTACGCAGACCGGACGCCTGCCCTGAAAACTGCACGCACGCTGGGCAACGAGGAGTGGCGCCGCCAGTGTCTGGAGGGTGTCGCGTGAACAGTGTGGCAGAGAAAACCACCGTCAGTCGTGTCGTGATCGAGTGGCTGATGCAGCTGGCGCTCCTGTTCATTGCGGATGGCGCTGTGACGCCGGAGCGGCTGCGCCTCTACGCGAAGGTACTCGGAGCGGAGTTCGGAGACCATATCTTCACGGACGCTGCCCTGCAACGGGCGGCCATTGGAGAGGGGCGTGGATATTTCCCGGCGTGCGAGGTGATCGCGCAGCGCCTGCGGGAATACCAGCTTGAACTGGACCCGGCGACCGCGCCGGATGACGGCAAGAGGAATTACTGGCTGCGGGTCATGGAGAGGCGACGTGTCGCCATCCAGCGGGGACCGGAAGAACTGCGCCCGCAGGAAATCCGCTCTGCTCGTATCTGGCTTGTCTGGCTGGAGAACAATGAGCCCCTGATCTACCGCGATCTGATGGCTGGACCGCACTCGGACGAGTGGGCCGCCGTGCAGGAATGGCCGGGCGCAGACCTTCATCAATTCCCAACTCAAATAGCACGTAAACAACTGAAAACAGGCGCAAAAGCATGAGCAATGGGAACGGTTCCCATCCAGAATGGGAAAATGGGAAAGCGCATGGGAATGGCGAGGATGGGAAGCCGGCGCGAAATTCCGATGAAAATCCCATGAGCTGCCCGATGGCGGACGTCATGTTCGGCTGGCCGGAAATTGCCATGTTGGCTGACCTACTGCGGTGCCCGCTGACAGTGCTTACGAAATCGGACGTCCTCAGCATCTGTGGGCATTTCAGGGGTGCCACGGACTGGTTGTTGTCGCATGGGATGTTGCGATCTCGTTTAACCAATGCGCTGGAGGTAAACCGGCCCCTCCTCTGGAGGTTCGGAAGTGCCCTTGCGTCCTCACGGACAAAACCGGTTTCCGGGAATGCGGTGATAAGTGAACTTCTCGCCGGTAAAAAACAGGATGATCTGCGGAGCGTCCTCAAGGTCATTGACCAGATCCCGACGGATTTTGCCGGAGCCATTTTGGTCACGCCCCCCAGTCCTCTGGAGCCGGAGGATATGGAATACCTCGCCAGGCAGTTCGCCAAGCAGTTGCAGGCCCACGGGCTGCTTTCCGTATCCGTTTGCCTGATCCCTTCGGGTGTGCAGGTATCGACGTTGTCGCGCGTCGCGATGGAGCAGTTGCTCGCGTCAAAGGCGCAGGAGAGCGACGATGTTTCTTGAGGCGCGCAATGACACCCTGATCGGGGCGCTGTCCGCGATCAGGGGGGCGATATCGAAGGCGCACACCATCCCGGTGTTGGAATGCGTCCTGATCGCCGTGCGTCCGTCGGGCGTGGTGCTGACGGCTACGGACATGATGATCCGCGCGGAAATCCGCATCCAGGCGGACAGGACGCAGGATGGCAGCGTGGCCGTGCCGCTCGGGGCGCTCCTGGAGGCCCTGAAATCCCAGCCGCGCGATCGCACGGTATCCGTTGGCATTGAGGACCAGACGGGCCGTGTCACAGTCCGCAGCGGGAAATTTTCCAGCCACCTGAGCGCCTATGAGCCGGATGATTTCCCCAGTCTGGCAGGAGCAGTTGGTCAGGAGAAAGCCATCGGCATCGCATTGCCCCAGTCGCGGCTGGTGCGTCTGCTGAAAACAGTCCGGTTTGCCGCGTCTACGGAAGAAACACGGTACTACCTGTGCGGCGTGTACCTGCACCCGGTTGACGGTCCGGATGGCGTGGCCATGGTCCGTACCGTCGCCACCGATGGCCATCGCCTGGCGTGGTGTCAGGACGTGCCCGAGAAGATGGCCAGTGCGCCCGATCCGGTGATCCTGCCGACACGGCTCGTGACCGAGATGCTGGCGCATCTGGATGACAAAAGCGATGATAGCGTTACGCTGGAAATCTGGGGACGCCGCGTCGGGATCTGGATCGGGAATTACTATCTGACCTCGACAGTCATTGACGGCACATATCCCGAATACGCGCGGGTGATCCCGACAGATCACCCCAATACGGCCCGGATGCCTGCGCGTGCTCTGGAACACTGCGTGCAGGCCGCGTCCTCTGTCATTCAGGAGCGCAGCAAACCGGTCAAGATGACGTTTTCCGATACGCTGACCGTGGCGTCGCAGGACGAGCGCGGCAGCGCTGTTGACGTCGTGGAGGAAGGATATTCCCTGCGCGGCCGCCGGACGGAAATCGGTTTCCAGGCGCGCTATGTGCTGGATGTCCTGCAGCATGTCGGCGAAACCGTTGAATTTCATCTGCACAATGAAACGGCGCCAGCCGTGGTGCGCGACGTGGATGATGCGAACAAACTGTTCGTTGTCATGCCAATGCGCGTCTGATGATCCATGCCGCGACAATGTGCAGTGGTATCGGCGCGCCAGAAGCGGCCATGCCCGGCTGGGACTGGCGCTGGTGTGCCGAGATCGAGCCATTCCCTGCGCGTGTCCTCGCCCGCAGGTTTCCCGGGTCGGTCAACATGGGCGACCTGATGGCAGAAGATTTCAGCGCCCGGTCGTGCGCGCTGGGGCCTCTCGACGTAGTGGTCGCCGGCACACCCTGTCAGGATTTCAGCGTGGCAGGCCCACGCGACGGGCTGGATGGCATGCGCGGGAACCTGAGCCTGCGCGCAATCCAGATATACGAGGACCACTGTGATGCAGCCCGATCTGCTGGACGCCCTGAGCCCCTCTACGTCTGGGAAAACGTTCCCGGCGTCCTGTCGGACAAAACCAACGCGTTCGGAAATATCATTGCAGCGCTTGCAGGATGCGAGACCCCCATCGTTCCGCCATCAGGACTGCACTGGACCCGCGCGGGTGTGGTTGCTGGACCCCGACGAACAGTCACATGGCGTGTGCTGGACGCTCAATATTTCGGCCTGGCCCAACGACGCGAGCGTGTGTTCGTTGTGGCAGGTGCTGTGGGGGGGGCAGATCCCACAGCGATACTTTTTGAGCCCGAAAGCCTGCCGGGGAATCCTGCGCCGCGCCGCGGCACGGGGGAAAACATTGCCCCGACAGTTGCACGCGGCTCTCCAGGCGGTCGCGTCTACGGGTTAGATGCCGACACGGTAGAGAGCCTGCAGGTACACCCGGTCGCATTCGGTGGCGGAAACTGCTCGGGTCCGATCGATGTGGCGAGATCGCTTTTAACGAGTGGCCTTCATCAGGATTTTGAAACTGAAACGTTCATCACCCATACCCTGCGCGGCGAAGGATTTGACGCCAGTGAAGACGGTACCGGACGCGGGACACCTCTGGTCCCGGTTGCGTTCGACTGCAAAGCGTCGGGACAAAACGGTTTTGGCGTAGGCGATATTGCCAGCACGATGCGCGCGATGGGGCACGCAGGCAGCTATTCCAACGGCGGCGGTCATCTGGCGGTCATGCAGCCGCTTTCCGTCGCATTGCGTGGCCGGGACGGTGGCAGCCAGATCGAGGTTGGCGACGATGTGGCACACACCCTGCGCGCCAGTCAGGGCGGGTCGGACAAACCGCACGTCCTGACCAGTGCCGTACGACGCCTGATGCCCGTCGAGTGCGAACGCCTGCAGGGTTTCGCCGACGACCATACCGACGTGCCCAATGGCAACAGGCCGGCGGCAGACGGCCCACGATACAAGGCACTGGGCAATTCAATGCCCGTGCCGGTGTTGCACTGGATCTTGACGCGCGTGGAGCGGGAGATTGCCCAGGTGAGGGAAATACGATGAAACCAGCCGATAATGACGGTAATCCAGTCCCCTCTTACCCCCGTGAACTGGCCCTGCCGGTCGTATCGCTATCTGGCTGGAAAGATAGCCTCGCGACCGCATTGCTGGCGATCGAACGGCACGGCCGGGATCGGGTGCGATTGCAGTATGCGGACACAGGAAACGAACATCCCTTGGTCGAGGAGTATGTTTACGAATATCTGCCTGATGCACTGGGTGTAACAATCGAGACGGTGCGTGCTGATTTTTCAAAGGAAATCGAACGGAAACGCACATACATTGATACGGTCTGGCGCGATGAAGGTGTCGCCGAAGATACCATCAAAACAGCGCTCGAATTTCTTGTCCCAACAGGCATTCCTTTTCTTGATCTGTGCGTATGGAAAGGGAGGTTTCCCTCCCGCCGTGCCCAGTTTTGCACACAGGAACTGAAAACCAGGCCGCTCACGCGCGCATTGTTCGATATCGCCCGGAGCACAAATCTCTACGTCGAAAACTGGCAGGGCGTGCGCCGTGACGAATCATCTGCCCGGAAAAATGCGCTGGTCTGGGAGGACGGGGATTGTGGTCTCTGGATTCACCGGCCGATTGCGACGTGGACAGCTCAGGACACGTTTGATATTGCGCGCCGCCACGGAATCAAGAGCAATCCACTCTATTCGTTTGGATGTACACGTGTTGGATGCATGATGTGCATCAATACAAGCAAATCTGAAATTTCTAATGTTCAGTCACGCTGGCCATTCGTAATCGAAAAGATAGAAAAATGGGAGTTTATTGTTAGAAAATGCTCGAAAAGGCAGCTTGCAACCTTCTTTTTCTTTGACTCTAAAGAAGGACGGACCGACATCGAGCATTATCAGGCCAACAATATTCGGCAGGCGGTCGCTTGGTCGCAGACAAGCCGCGGTGGTCAGCAGTTCGACCTCGAACATTTTATGCCCAGATCCGAATGCTCCTCTCAATATGGTCTGTGTGAATAAACGCCGACTGGCAACGATAATTCATATTCCCGAAGGTAATGACCATGGCAAACGAAGTGAAGATGTATCTCGTGCCGGATCAAGCAACGCCCGAGCAGGAACATCGGGCGGAAACAGTCGTAATTGACAGGTATGGGCACCAAATTACGTGGCCCGAGTTCCATGCCTACATGACGGCCATCGCCACCCCCATCCAGCCGTGCGCGGATGTGGAGACAATAACCCATGAAATGAAAACGTGTATTGAAGTCGATGAGATGACCGGAATGTCTTACCCGGTTGACTATCCAATAAATGAATTAGTCCGCCGCACCGACATGGAGGCGCAGGTTGCCCGTGTGGCGGCTGAGAAGGATGCGGAGATTGCGCGGTTGCGAGACGGATTAACGCGGATCATGGCGGTCCCCGACGACGGCGGAATCAGCCCCGAAGACGGGTACGGGATTGGTGCTAAAATGACAGAGATCGCCCGCGCAACTCGCGACGAAGGAGCAGCGGGATGATCACTCTCATGGTCTGTTCTCGTTGTGGGGTTGCATCCACACTCACCAGTCAGTTTGTTTTTCGTGACAACAATCCGGAATGCCTCCCATGCTACCGGCGTCTATCCGGTAGTGGTGCAGGAGGCGCCATATGGAACGGCCCATCGGAAGTGCGGGAATATGCACGCAAGCAGGTAGACGAAGCCTTCCAGCGCGGGCGTGAACAGGAGCGCGCGGAGAGAAAAACGGATGATACCTGCCGGTTGGACTTCATGGAACATACGCAGATCGATGCCATGAAGGTAAATGGGCAATGGGAAATTCTATCTATGAGCGGCGACACGGCGGAAACGATAGGAACTGGCGACACCTTACGTGCCGCCATTGACGCCGCCATGAACGCGGAGAACGGGGATGTTTGACAAAATATTCCTCTATTTGTGGCTTGTTTTAATTTCTGCATGGGTCGGAAGCTTTGATCTGTGTGCAGCCAATAGTATTTTGCTTTCGAGACCTTGGATTGCGATGTATTTCTACGTCAATACCGCAGCATGTTTTGCTGTCGCGCTATTTTCCTCAGAAAACGTCATGAAAATATGGCAGGAACGGAAATGACCAGTCCTCCCTATGTCACCACCATATTTGCTCTGTATTGGGCGTTCGGCATGTATCTGGTTTCAAGAAAGAAATTCCAGATGGGCATGCGTGAGAAAATGAACGAACTGGCCTGCCGGCCGGATTTCATAGGTCGGGAGTATATTGTGCAGGCGGCCGGTTGCCTCTGTATGCTTATCGCATCTCTCACATATCCATGGTTTCTGATCATGAAGTCGAAGCGCGGCTGATCGAATGTCAGCCGACGGGAAACTCTCTTATCGCGGATAGAAGCCCCTATGCGGAGCTTGTCGGCTTATCCAGCACCACGATCCGGGTGCTGATCATCGTGCCCGCCGCCTTGAACATGCCATCGTCTATATCCGCCAGATCGACCATGCGTTCGGCCGTATCGACCGGGGTAGGGTAGAAATCCTCCGACCATGTATCCTTGCGCCCGGCGGTCGGGTCCGCCTTTCGCCTGGCACCTGCGGCATCCGGTCCGGCACCAATCGTCTCACCGTAAAATTCAGCGATAATCCTGTTGGCCTTTTCCACGAGGTCGGGCCGGAGGAAATAGAACTGCGCATTGCCGTTCTTGAAGAACTTCACCCGGAAATAGTCGGTCTCGACAGTGCCAGCACCGGGAGAGAAGGAAGAAGACGTCTGTATAGCTGCTGCCAGCGCGCCACGCAGACCTTCATTATAGCTGGTGGGTGGCTCCCGGCCGTCCAGGACATAGAAAATCCGGTCCAGATCACGAATTGAATCGTCCCGGTAGGAGTTAAGCAACCCGTAGGAGGTCTGGACGCCGGTCATGACGATCCGCTTGGCCAGCCGGAACCCGTTGTTGGACCGGTATTCCCGGCAGAGCCCCCGGAATACCTCAACCAGACCACGCCGGAAAATCATGTCGGACTCTGCAAACAGCCCTTCCATCGTGACCCGCAGGTTGTCGGGACTGGCCTCCGGCGGCACGCCCTCCATGTCTTTTTCGAACTGGGCGCGTGCGGTTGCGTCCATCATGCCCCACAGTGGGGTGCCGATCACGAATGACCGCCACATGGCCCGGTCCACCTCGATGCGGACCTGCTCTGGTAAGCACTTGTTGTCCGACCAGCCTTTCAGGGATCGTTCGATCACCTGGTCGATCTTACTGCCCACGGCATTTGTGCCCACGCAGGCGCCCTGCATGTCCGCACGCGCCTGCCGGATCTGTTCCACGCCAGACAGAAAGCCTTGGATCGCCTTCGCCCGGTTCGCGCACAGCTCATCGACAGAGGCCTTGATGGCAAGTTGTTGGGTCATTTTCTGCCCCTCTTCGATTGTCGGTAATGGGGTGCGGCGATGATTTCCGGAAGAACCGGGGATCAGGGTATTTCCTGTCCGCCGCATACTCATTATATACGTGACGTATATTAAAAAGGCAAGGAAAATAAAACACGTTGCGTTGATTATTATTGGCCCATAGAGTTGAGGAATGGGACGAGCACCGACATCACCGTGGGGACGTCGCGCACGCGACGCAGGCCTTGACCAGAAGACACTCGCGGCACTGACTGGCCTTGCGCCGAACTCGGTGTCGCGCGGGTTGCGCGGGGAGTGGGAGAAAGGTGTTCCGGCCTATCTCCGGGCAATTATAATCGTCTGGGAGATGCTGGATGAAGGGCAACGCGCGGCGCTTCTTGCCCAGGCTGAAAGGACGAAATGATGCCACCGCAGTACAGGGAATGTGATTATTCGATCAGGAAAATAAGACGCAGTTACTGGGAATGGACGGCCTACAACGGGACGGGTGCTGCCGCGAAACCTATTAAAAGCGGAAGCACGACCGAGAGCGAAGCGCATGCACTGGATCTGATACGGAACCACATTGACCGGTATCTCAAGACGAAACAGATAACCCTTTGATAAAAACCGGCGAGAATAACAGTTATCGCCGGTAAACGGCGGATCGTGACGATAGGCTGGGGCATCCCGTTCCCATCATCGTCATGAGGCCGCATCATGCCCGATCTCGTCAAAATCGAAGCCGTGCGCGGCACACGCCGCAATTTTCTCGGCTTCGCGTTCCTGTCCGGCCTGGCCGTCGCCTCCCTTGCGGCGCTGCCCGGGTGCTCGTCCAGTAAGGATGGCAACGTCACCACCATCACCGTCAACGTGTCCGAGATCGATACCGACGGCACGGCCGCATTGAATATCCTCAAAACCGTTCTCGCGTTCACCGGTCTGCCGCTGGCCGTTGCTGATGTCGTGGATGATGCGATCGACGGTGTCGAGGCGGCATTGGCCACCTGGGACAAATATTGCAGCGGCAAGCAGACGGTCGTTTTTGACGCCACCAGCGTCCCGACGGAAGCGTCCAGCGTGATCGCAGCGCTGCAGAATGCCGCCACGACCATCGGAAACGTCGCGACGTCGGAGGCGGCCACCCTCGGCACCACCCTGACGTCCAAAATCACCTCCGTATCGTCGGACATCGCGTCGCTTGCGGCGATCGTCTCCAGCATCGTCCGGACAACGGCGGGACTGTCGCTGGGCGCGCAGGCGAGCACGCTGACCCCGACGCAGGCCCGCATGCTGCAGGTCAACGGCATCCTTGCGCGGCATGGCCTGCCGCCGGTCGCCGTCAAGGGCTGACGTTGCTGATCGCCTGCGTCGCGCTGGCGGCGTTCGTCGGGGGTGCCGTATTCGGTGCCGCCGCTTTCATGGTCCTCTCTTCCTGGTATCTCTGACATGCTCAAGCCTTCCGACCTGCACGTTGTCTCCGTTTTCTCCAACAACCGGCGCTGGCGCTCGCGTGAGCGTCTGCTGCGCAGGTTCATTCCCCATATGCAGGCGTCGGGCGTGACCCTGACGATGGTCGAGCATGTGATGGGCGAGCGCGATTTCGTGCTGGATCCTGATGACCCGGACTTGGCCGGGGTGCGCCTGTTCCAGGTCCGCGGCGACAGTCGGCAGGAGAACTGGCTGAAGGAAGGGCTGATCCGCTATGGCGTCAGCCGCCTGCCGGCCGACGCGAAGTATCTGGCCGTGATCGACGCCGACGTGTTTTTCCAGCGACAGGACTGGGCACTGGCCACGCTCGACATGCTTCAGGTGCATCGCGTGGGGCAGCCCTGGTCCTATTCCGTTGACCTCGGCCCCGATGAAAACCCGGTCTGCGACGAGCATGGGCGGCAGATGGACCGCTCGTTCTGCGCCGCGTGGGCGGCGGGCGACATCATCGTCACCGACGAGGATTACGGCATCGGGCAGTCCAGCGCCCAGTGGCTGCTGGACCCGGAGCGTAAGCGCGACTGGCGGCAGCATTACGGATACGCCTGGGCGTTCCGTCTGGATGTCTGGAACGATTTCGGCGGCCTGCCCGACTGGCTGGTGACGGGTGCTGCCGATTATATCGCCGCCATGGCGTTCGCGGGGAAGCTGGATACCTCGGACGCCTACACGTCACCCGCCTGCGCGCGGCGTCTGCGCCATTTTGCCGCGGCCTGCGACCGGGCCGTGCGTCAGGATATCGGCGTCGTGCCCGGGTTGCTGTCGCATGGATTCCACGGATCGAAGAAAAAGCGGTTTTACCTCGACCGCAAGGACATCCTGCGGGAGGCCAATTTCGATCCGGACGTGGATATCGGATATGACCGCCACGGGCTGCCATTCCTCGCCAGCGACAATCGCATCCTGCGCGACGGCCTGCGGCGCCTGTCGGTCGCCCGGGATGAAGACAGCAACGCGCTGTAGGAGGCCGGCCATGAACCCGACGGTCGCCGTCCTTCTCTGGCTCAGTGGCGTCGTGAGCGGCGTTGCTGGCGCGTTCTTCCTTTACGCATATCTGGCGAGCAATTCACGATGAGCAGTTCTGAAGATCCGGGGGGCTATCTGCTTCGGCAGCGGCTTCGTGACGCATGACGGTGCAATTTCTGGCAGCGGTCGGTCTTTTCCTGACCGGCTGCGCATTCTCGCAGGTCGTCGCGTTCGCTCTGGCCGCGTGGCGGGAGCGCGCCCGTGAGCGAAAAATCGACGCCACACTGGGTCCTCCTCCGCCTGATCCATCGGATGCCCCACGATGATGCTCCGCAAATTTGGCTGCAAGCCGCCAGAGACCCGTGCTGGCCAGCCGACCATGGCGGTCATGCGCAGCTTCATGGCCCGCAGGGCGCCAAGCAGTCTGATCCGGTCCCATATTGACCCCGGCGTTCTCATGCTGGGGAACGACACGACGAATGACTGTACCAGCGCGGGTATCGGGAATCATATCCGCGCCACGGCGGCGCTCAACCGGTTCCAGGTGGACGTGACCACGGCGCAGGCGCTGACGTTCTACGGCCGCCACACGGGGTTCGTGCCGGGCAATCCTGCCACGGACACCGGCGCAGTAGAGGTGGACATGCTCACCGCGGCGGCCCGGGACGGATACGACGTGACCAACCAGACGCTGTTCCCGATCTGGGGCAGCACGGACCCGCATGACCGCAACGGGCTGTGCAACATCATGGCGGACCTGACGGCTCCATATTTCGGGGTGCAGTTCGCCGATGCGGATCTGTACGAGGATGAGGCTGGCCAGCTGCCGCCCGTCTGGGACACGCGCACACCGGCCAGATATGGCGATCCCACTCCCAATCCCCGCAAGGGGCATTGCCTGCTGGGCTGGTCCTATACCGGGATGGCCGACGATGATCTCGTCGAACTGCTGACCTGGGGCGGACAGCAGCGCGCGACGTGGCGCTGGTTGCGCAGTCGCACAGTAGAGGCGCATGCCCTGGCATGGCGTCAACTGCTGGCCGCCGACAGTCTGCTCCCGCTGTGGGAGGAGTGGCAGAACCTGGTAGCGGCCAACGACAACTATCTGCGTGCGGCGGCGGCCTGATGCCGAGGCTTGTACCGGCCCGAGCCTTCCGGTAAGATTCTGCAAGTTCATCCTCTGGTTCCGTCAGTGGTTGAATCAGAAGGCCGCTAGCGTTCCACGCGCTGGCGGCCTTCGTTTAGGCTGTCGTCACGGTATTAAGGGCGCGGGAATGTGCGTTATCGCCGGTAAACAGGTGTCACCATGCATGGACCTGCATGATGTCCTCAAACCGCGTGGTATAGGCAGGTGACAGGAAGGCCTGCCGCGGGCGCCAGTCCTGCCGCGTGCCGGTCGCCAGCGGGCGCACGGTCCCGCGGCCAAACCGGGCATTGAGGGCGTCCATCGCTGCCATCACGCTTTCGGCGCGTTGTGGATCGCGGGTTGAGAACAGCGCGCCCTGCCGCGCGGCCGGTGCCAGAGCGTCAAGAATGACGCCAGCCTTGAAATACCGATATCCCGGTTTCCAGATTTTTCGCAGCAGCCGCAGTGATGCCGCGATCAGCGCCATCGTATCATTGGTCGGCTCGATGCTGATCGATTGCTGGTTGGCATACCATCCCGCCTCGGTCGATGTGCGGGGGTTGGTCCGTATGAAAACACTGATGCTGCCGGCATGCAGCCGATCGCGTCGGAGTTTGGCTGCGACCGTCGTCGCATATGAAGCGACGGCCTCGCGCAGATCCGACCAGTTGTCGATCGGCCTGCCGAATGTGCGCGTACAAGCGAGTCCCTGTCGTGGAGCTGCCAGATCCGCCAGGGGGAGGCACGATTGCCCCTGCAGTTCCGCCTGCACCCGCGCGCCCACGACCGTAAGCAGGTTGCGGACGGCGCGTGTATCCATCTCGACAAAATCCGCGATCGTGTGGATGCCTGCCCGCCGGAGGCGTTCGGCCCCCTTGTGGCCTATGCCCCACACATCCTCGATGTCAGTCCGGCGGTACCAGTCATGCCGGAGGGCCGTATCATTGAGATCGCACAGCCCCTGTAGCGCGGGATCCGCTTTCGCGATGCGGTTGGCCACCTTGGCTATGGTCTTCGTTGGCCCCCAGCCAATGCAGGTCGGAATCTTGGAGATTTCCAGAACGTCACGCCGCAGGTCCGCGCAGAAGGTGGCCAGATCATATGGGAGCGCCGTGAGGTCGAGGAACATTTCATCGATCGAGTAGGGTTCGACGCGGGGAACCCGATATTCCAGCACCTGGAACATGCGTCGGCTCATGTCAGCATACAGCGGATAATTGCTCGAGTACCACTGTACGGCGCGGAGTGCTGGGCGCCTGCGTGCCAGATGCCACGGCTCGCCCATCTTGATGCCCAACTGCTTGGCCTCGGCCGTCCGGGCGATCGCGCACCCGTCGTTGTTGCTTAGAACCACGACGGGTGAATGTCTGATGCTGGCGTCAAAGGCCCGCTGGCAGGAACAGTAAAACGAGTTCCCATCGATGAGGCCAAAGACCGGCACATTCACACCTCGGTCCGCACCACGGCGCAGACCACGGCCCATATCCCCGCATTCTGGTCTCCGTCCACCGGGCGAAGGGCATCGCCATCGCCCGAGCGGCCCGACCTCAGGAACCATCCATCCCGGTTGCGGGTAATCTCGCAGACAATGGTCTGATCCTGCCAGCGTGCGATGACCACGTTGCCCGTACGTGGCGATGCCGCCGTATCCACGATCAGCACATCCCCATGCAGGATCCCGCGAGCAGACAGGGCATCTCCTACGACGCGCACCGGATACCGATTGGGGCGATAGAGGTCGAGCACGGCGCCCAGATCAATAGGCCCCTCAGCGCTGTCCGCAGCAGGCGATGCAAATCCGGTTGTCCTGTCGCCTGCGTATCCAGACATAGCATGTTCCCCTTTCATTCGCAGAACCGAACGTAACATGAACAATATGGAAGAAGTCAAGAGGCCCGATGCGTCCGGAGGTCGAGCGCGGCGCTCGGAGCGACTGGGGCTGCATTACTGTCTCCCGCTGTCGTCGCATATGAAGCGACGGCCCCATACCGATCGCGGCCATTTTCGCCGCACGGAGAAAATGGTTGTCAGGCGCCCGATGTGCGGGGCGGCCTAGGTCGTGACGATAGGATGAACGAGCGAGAATACCATTTATCGCGCGTAAAGCGCGACCTGCCGCATGCGGCCGAAGGAGATATCATGAGCGTCGAACGGA